CTAATTCGAAAACTGGCTGATATCGAGGTCGGGAACTGCCTCCGACCAGACGATTTCGGCGTGGTCTTTCTGATAGTTTTTCGTCATATCCTCGCTCGCATGTCCTGCGATCTTTTGCCCGTCCTTTCCGGCTTTCTTGTATAGGTGCAGTGACAGCGCCCGCACTTCATGAAAGCCCGGCATTTCCTCGTCACTCCAATCCGCGTAGCACCCAGCATCCTCTCGCGCTGCCTTGAACGCGCGTGTCAAATATCGCTCTTCGATCTTCGTCCAGTGGTCCTTGGTCTGGGCCTGCTTTTGCTTCAGGCGCTCCGGTCGCCGGTGAACGAGATAGGGCGAAGCCACGTTGTCCCGGCACCGACTGATGACTGCCTGCAGCTCTGGCGTCACTCGGAATCGAATCCAGGCTGCGTCACTGGCCTTGGCCGTCTTCTGCTGGATGACATACAGAAAGCCTTCCCGCACGTCCTCAAACTTCATGTCCAAAATGTCGGTTCGGCGCTGGGCTGTGATCAGTGCCAGATCGATCGCGTTCCGTAGCCAGGCCGGCGACTTCTCGCGTATTAGTTTCAGGCCCTCGACGGTATGGCGCTTGCGCTGTTTCTTTTCGATTCGGTTGATGGTGCTGGCCGCAGGATTGTCCGGGCACAAGCCTTTAGCGGCGGCGTGGTTGAATATGTCGATGAGCAAGGCTCGGCACTGATTGGCGGTACGCGGCGTCAGTTCGTCGAGCATCACGGCAACCATGCGGATGCTGATCTGATCCACGGCCTTGCCTTCAAACGCTTTCCGGAATCGCCGAAAGTGAACCGCGTACAGCTGAAGTGTTCCTTTCGCCAGTTCCCTCGGCGGCAGTACGGTTGCTTCATAGTGATCAAGGAAGCCTGCAAACGATTCAGAGGTCACGCCCAGCACCGTTTCGACCAGATCTGCCCCCTGCATGAATGCCAGATTGAGTTGCTTGGCCGCGTCGACCGCTTTGATTCGGTCGGTCCCAAACTGAAACCACTTGCCGTCAGTCGGCCTGCGATATCGATAGGTTCCGCGCCGGTCGTCCATGTACAGATTTTGGGGCAGGCCCTTGTTTGATTTGTTGCGCGGCCGGGGGACCATCATGCAGCTCCTTTCAATACCATCGCGATGAGGTCATTTCCTGCTGCTTTGTTGTAGGCGGCCCAGTCGATATACCAGAGCTTTCCAATTTGCTCACCTGGCAGCTGGCCGTTGCGGATGTAATTTCGGATCGCTTGGGGGCAGGGCGGCGTACCGTTCTCGCCCCAGCGCCGACGCTGAAACTCACTGATCTTGATCAGTTCTTTTCTCATTTTCTTGGCTCCGGGCCGCGCTGGGCGGCGGAATGGGTTAATCGATCTGGTAGTAGACGTAGCAGTCCACGCCTTGCTCTTGCAGCGACTTGTGCATGGCCTGCACACCAGCGCTGTGTTGGTTGCCGATTCCCGGCCACGGTGTATCGAGATGTATGCCTTGCTGGTGCCATACACTCTTCTTCTGAACGTACCCAGGAAGGCCGGCTGCGGAAGCGGCACGCAGCCCAGGAATGGGGATAACCACTCGGTCACAGTTCGCGCTACCGCCATCATTGGTGCAGGCTTCGGCAGCGGCTTTACCTGCAGCAATTGCGATTTGAATTTTTGGTCCGAGCGATACCAGCTCATCTTTTTTCATGCGCATGTCTCCGCCCGCCGACCACCTGCAGGCTCTGTAGGGAAGGGGATATCGGGCAGGCGCTCCTGATCACTGCTATGGTCCACGCAGCCAGCAGGAGCTGGTGCAGCACCAAGGAGAGGTCATGGAATGCACCACAGCCACGAACGAGGTTTACGGGCCTTACAACGCCAAGCTGGGTCAGCGCGGCGCTGACGGCAACATATGGTCGGGCAGGACCCTCATTTTCAGAATCATCGATGACCGGGTCTACTCAATGCACGAGCAGTACCTAGGCAGGCTCAAGTACGGCATGGCGATGACTGATAGGGGAGAGCTGATTTTTATCGTGAGGTAGACGACGATCGTGACCCGCTATCTTCCAGATGCGCAGCAACGGCTCTTATCCGGAGGTTTTGCACTCGCGAATGTCCATTTTCATTTGGGGTACCTTTCAATTTAATGGGGGTTTCTCTAGGTAATTGATAGCCAAAGCGCTACGCTGTGCGCCAAATAAAGTGCGTGAGGATCGAACGTGTTCAAATACTTGCGATTTGATGAGTGGTCATTAAGTAACCTTATTTCTAATAATCTATATCTAAATCATTATTCTTCCTTCAATGACCCTTTCGAGTGCCGTTGCGAGATTAGAACAGGGTTTCCTCAGTTAGCCGATAGTTCCGCTCGATTAGCAGATGTTATGCGAGCGTGGGGGTTTGAACGTCCAGATGACGAAGTGGCCGTAGAGAACTACGAAGACTATATTTCTAGCTTAGAGGGAGCTGAGCCAAATATTGCATACTATATCGACAGCGCTCGGATAACGTGCTTTAGCAAAAGGCCAGACAATTTGTTGATGTGGTCTCATTATGGGGACGGGTTGCGAGGTTTTTGCATTGAGTTTGATAAAGAGATTATTGCTTCTCTTAATCATGATGCGAATATATATAATGTCGCATACGCGGATTCTCCATCAGTAGTTGACACTTCAGTAATGGCAGTCCTTAACGATCAGTGGCACTTCAGCAATGATGCGTTTTTTGAAACTGAGGCCATGGCGAAGCACACAGGCAAAGATCGGAGTTTTGAATTATCTCTTTACGAAGCTGATATTAAAGCTGCATACGAACAGATTCACGAAGTGTTCCAGAAAATGCTGGCGACTAAACCAATGGCGTGGAGTTATGAAGAAGAACTTCGTTTGATTGAGTTCTCTAAGCAAGCTGGTCGTCTAGGTGTTACGATGCGATATCCAGAGTCTGCTATCAAATCTGTTATATTGGGAGAGAAAATCTCTCAGGTTCATGAACAAACTATATTTGATATTTTTACTCAAAAGAAGATACCTCATGCACGTCTCAAGAGGGCGATTCGGATTGATGGGAGCTTCGATGTACATATCATTGATTTATGATTGGGCAACAATGTTTAGCCGGAATTTAGACATTGGTGGGATAATAGGGTGAATGCTGTTGCTGCCACTCGTGGTACTTGGCCATTTCCAAGGGCTTTAATTCGGTCCACCCTATTGGCCACCCCATTAGCCACTCGACCCATTCCGGGTTCAGCTGGCCACCGTCTGATGCCATCACCGCGTGATCCAGCCTGTCGTTCGATCGGTCCGCGCCGGACTTGCGTGTCAGTGCCGCCGGTGACGATCCTTTCGCCATGCTCGCCACGGGCGTCGGCCATGATCGGTATGCTGAAACAAGACTTGGAGAGCGACGACCTCTCTCGGAAATGCAATCCCCCTTGGTCGCATCGGCCCTCAATGGCGTGGGCCACAATCCAGCAGCGGTCGCGCTGATGGGGCGCTCCAACATCGGATGCTGAAACAATGCACCACTGCGCGTCATACCCCATTTCGGCAAGATCACCGAGGACCACGGCAAGTCCTCTTCCCACAAGCAAAGGTGAGTTTTCCACGTAGACGACTGCAGGTCGTATCTCGCCGATGATTCGCGCCATTTCACTCCATAGCCCAGACCTGGCCCCGTCGATCCCTGTGCCATTCCCGGCAGCTGATATGTCCTGACACGGGAATCCGCCAGAAACCACGTCAACAAGTCCGCGCCAAGGCTTTCCGTCAAAACTGCACACGTCAGACCAAATCGGGAAAGCTGGGAGGGCTCCATCGTTTTGTCGTTGCGCCAGAACTTGTGCTGCGTAGGCATCACGCTCAACGGCGCAGACGGTGCGCCAGCCGAGCAGGTGGCCGCCGAGAATTCCGCCACCAGCGCCTGCGAAAAGAGCCAGCTCATTCATGAGTCCTCCAGTTGATTGCCGGGCGCGCGAGTAGTTTGGCGAGCAGTCGCCAGAAGAGATTGATCATGTAATGGCTCCGCATGGGCGTCAGCGTGTCGAGGCGCGCCGTGAATTGCGTGATGGGTAGTCCTGGGTCAGGCACTGGCAGATAGGGTGGGTGCATGCTCGGTGCCATTGGCCAAGCCTGCATGCAAGTCGACCTTGGTGCCGGCCAGCATCCCGTCGGACCTTGGTGCCGGCCAGCATCCCGGCGATCTGGGCGTTGAGGTCGAGCTCTGCCTCTCTGACCTTCCTGGCTTTGCCGATCTGCTTGTCTGCGAGGTAGCTATCGATCAGCGCTTGGTGCTGGGCTTCTACTGCCACCAGCCCCTGTCCTGCGCCTTGGTGTTCTGGCGTTGCCGGGTCTTCACCGCGCGGCACAAGCTCTTGCAACTTGCTCTCAACCGCGAACACCCAGGCAATAGCGAAGTGATCGCCGGCAGTGGGGGCGGAATAGCAGCTCCGGTACTTCCCAGCACGCACTCCAGCGATGTAACCGTTTCGAGCCTGAGTCAGCTTCGCAAGAAGAGTTTCGTACGCGTACAGGGCGATGTGCTGGGCAGGGCTCACTCCCACGAACTTGGCCCGCTCAACGCGGTTCTTTTTGGTCTCGCACCAGTGGGTGTAACGCAGGGCCTTGACGTTGAACACCTTGGCCACAACGGCGCTCAGTTGTTGGTCCCATAACGGGCGGCGCGCCGCGCGCGACATCGAGGATTGAGCCTCACCAACGTCGCTGACCTTCACGTCCGTTTCGCTGAGGTGGTACTCACGCATCAGCGCCTGCGCCTGGCGCATCGCTGTGGCCGCTTCGTTCTCGTTCGAGCTTTGCGAGAGCGCCAGACAATGCTTGATCTTGCGGATGGCACGCTCGAGCTTTTTCGGGTCAATGGTTTTTTCGGACATGGTTCATCCTCGCCGGGGCGGCGTGAGTCGTTGAAGTGAGAAGGGGGTTCCGGTTTAAGCGGCCGGTACCGAGTCGCGAAATACGTCCATCTGCGCAGCGCCGTCCAGCCAGGCCGTGTCGATACGAGCGCGAGCCAGTGCCGCGTACTCTGGGTTCAGCTCGCAGATGATCGACCGGCGACCTTCCTGCATCGAAACCAGCGACGTGGTACCGGCACCGCCGAACGGGTCCAGCACCACGCCGTCGCGCGGCGCGCCGGCAAGAATGCATGGCCTGATCAGGTCGGGCGGGAAGGTGGCGAAGTGGGCTTCCTTGAAAGCGTGGGTCGCCACGGTCCAGACGCTGCGCTTGTTGCGCGTCGCTGTGTCGTGGGTACTTTCATCCCTGTCAGGCCGGTGCGTGCCTTTTGACTGACCTGGAATGGCTTGCTCGCGCTTCGAGTCATCACGCTTGAAGCTGTCCCGCCGCTTCCGTTCAGCGCCATCCTTGTGAAAGGCCCCGTGGCCACCTTCGCCGGTGGAGGTATCCCAGCCGGTCGGCACTGTCACCCGCTGGCGGTTCCGCGAAGCTTTATCTGTTCCGTGACCCCAGCCGACGCCGTTATTCGGTACGTTGTTGCCAGAGCTGGTGCGTTTTCCGCCTTCAGCATTGTCGAAGGTTGAGCCGTGCACGTAGGCCCCGCCGCGGTACCCGTTGGCGCTTCCCTTACCGGTCAGATTGGCGGGCTCTCTTATTGCGTCGCTGTCGTAGTGGTAACGCCGTGACTTGCTGAGCAGGAACAGGTATTCGTGAGCTTTCGTGCAGCGGTCGCGCGTCGACTCCGGCATAGGGTTTGGCTTGTGCCAGATGATGTCCTGCCGGAGATACCAGCCATCGTCCTGCAGCGCGAAGGCCAAGCGCCAGGGCATGCCCATCAAGTCTTTCGGCTTGTACTCGGCGTGTGTTGTCGCTTTCGACTTGCGTTGGCTCGCCATCACCTGTCGTTGGCTCAGTGTCGAAACACCGACGCCCATGTCGTCCCGGCCATGGGCGCCCCAGCTACCTGCATAGCTATCGCCCATGTTCACCCAGATCGTGCCGTCAGCACGCAGCACCCGGCGCACTTCGCGGAACACGTCGACCAAGCGGGCGATAAACTCGGCAGGGGTTTCCTCCAGGCCGATCTGTCCTTCTACGCCATAGTCACGCAGACCGTAGTAGGGCGGGCTGGTCACGCACGTATGCACGCTTTCATCTGGCAGCGTGCGCATCATGTCGATGCAGTCGCCTACCAGTATCTGGTGGAGCTGGCTCATAAGCGATTCCAAAGGGTGGGGGTGGTTCAGAATTCTGCGAAGACCGGAACGCCCTTCCGGCGACAGAGGTCCGCTAGGGCATCCCAAGGGTCTGCGTACCCGAGCTGCTTCACGCGTTGATCGATTTTGTCCCATGAGCCTGCCTTGGATGCCTCGGCCTTCGCCGCGCGTCGCGCTTCGATGCGGGCAAGGATTTTCCGGCAGCGCTTGCAGGTGACCATTTCTGTGTAGGCGGTGAGATGTTCGGGCCAGAACTCGCCCTCGGTGCCGCAGAAGACGCGATCTGACTCATCGACATCTGGGTCGTAGTGAACGACGCGACCCTGGCTCACGCATCCACCTCTTCGCCATCGCATACGCTTGGGTAGCCGGCCTTCGCCAAAGCGATTACGTGTTCTGCCTGCAGTACCAGCTTCGGCAAGCGGTCAACCCAGCCTTGCTTGTGGGCCTCAAGCATTGCCTCTAGGGCCTCCAGCAACTGGGGTGCAGTGCGCATAAGATAGGCGTTCGACCAGGTCTCTTCGCCGATAACATGCTTGATTCCGTTGTGGTCCATCGGCTGAAGCGTGGCGATCTCCAGAGGTTCGCCTTCACGCTCGACGCAGATACAGTAGTCGTGGCGATCAACGAGCCACTTTTCTCTGGTATGCATGGCAATCTCCAGGCAGGCGCCTGCCAGGTGAGTATGGGGTTAGGCGGCATTCTGCTCGGCGATGAACCGGTCCCACGCGTCTTTATCGGCAGTGCAGATCCACCAAGTCAGTTCGGTGCTTTCCTCCGCATCGCGGACTGATCCGCCGTATTGAGCACCCGGAAACGTGAATTTGCCGCTGTTGGCGCAGTAGGGGTAACCGCCGGTGAATGCGGTAAAAGTAACTCCCGGCTGGGCAGCGGCAGCAGCGGCCTTGAACGCCTCAAACTTGGCGTTTCGGGCGCTGACTTCCGCGTCGTGCCCGGTCTTGCACTCTGCTGAGCAGTACACAACGCGGCCATCGAAAACCAGATCAAGTGGAATATCAGTGTCTGATTCTTCGTCCCACCTGCATGCATCGCTGTCGCAGCGGGTGCCACAATGGTTGCAATCGAACCACCAGCCCGCATCGATGTAGGCCTGTGCGGGGATGTAACGCACGCCGGCGTATTGGTCAGCCCATTGAGCACGACGGCAAGACACACCGCTGAAGTCCGTGCCTATCTCGTCAGCGCCCTGTCGGCGGGCGGCGGCATTCGACGTGGCAAATTGGATGTTCGATTCTTCCGGGTCATTGGTCTCGACCGAATAGGCCAGCACCTTGCGCGGCGCTTTCTCGGCGTTTGGTGTCTTGGTCATGAGAATCTCCATGCAGGCGCACCCTTTATCGAGTGCGCGACGCTGCGGCTGGTGTCAGGAAGAGTGCTTCAGCTGGTTAGTGAGCTGAGTGGGGAGGTTGCGCAGCGTCAGCGTGCCGCCGGCCTCGTCAAACTCGATATTGTCGCCCAGCAGATGAGATTCGAAGCTGATCGACAGGCCCTCGGCCCGACCGGTGAATCGCCGGAATTTGTTGAGGGTCTTCTTGTCCGGCGGCAGGGATTCGGAAAGCCCGTAGTCCTTCGCCTTGATGAAGTCGTAGAAGTTTTTCGGGCGGTCTTCGTCGATCAGGCCTGACAATTCGTCGAGGGTAATGGGCTCGCCCACTTTGGCTTGCGCCATGGAGTAGCTGACCAAGATGCTGGTCTTCTCGCGAGCGGCCTCGTCGGCCATGTCCTCGCTCTCGACAAAATCGCTGAACGCCTTCAGCAACGTGCGCGTTTCGCTTGGGCCGTCGATGCCTTCTTGGCAGCCAATGAAGTCGCGGAAATAATCATTGATCCGGCGACCCTGCTTACCCTTGAGATACGAGATGTACTGTTTCGACTGAGAGTTGTTCTGCCACTCGCTCACGTTGATGCGCGCGGCCAGGCGGATGTGGTCGAGGTCAAGGCAGTTCACCGTCATCAGTGCCAGCTCTTCGGTCATGGTCACCGCTTCGGATTCCTGCACCAGAGCGATAACCAGGTAGTCGGTCAGGCCCTGCTGGTAGTGGCAGAAAAGGGCGTGCCCGCCGGTGGTAAGGTTCGACTCTTCCATCAGCTTGGTCAGGTGCTCGACGGCGCTGACGCTGAATTCCAGGAAGCCGATATCGCCGGCCAGGTATTTGCCGAGCCAGCCGCTAAGCGGGAAAGCGCCAGACTGTGGGTGGAAGAACCCCCATCCCTTGCCAGCGGTTGCGTTGTAGCTTTCGTTAAGCTGACTCATCAGGTCATCGCGTGCCTGGCTCTCAACCTGCTCGGCAGCGCCCAGTAACAGAACAGCCGGGGTGCCGTCAGGCTTCTTGTCGATTTTGTGGATGATGCTATGACGTACAGGCATTTAGTTTACCTCGGGTAGGCGCCGTCCTCCGTATCCGGTGGAGGCCACGTCCATTTCGTTAGTTTTCGGTTTAATCTGACGCGTCAGTTCCAAGCATTCGGTCCTGCTCGGTAGGGCTGGCGCGCATGAAGTACAGCCCCAGGTTCTGCCAAGCTTCCTGCGGGCTGTTGATTCTGTTGCGCTTCATCGCGGCTGACATGCCGGCTTTCACGCCGGACGCCAGGCTGATGGTTACCTTCTCAAGCCCGAGTCGTTCAGCCTCAGCTTTCTTGCGATCCCGGTAGTCCTTGGAGTGCTGCGCCTGTGTCTTTGGCGTGCGCTTCACTTGCGATAGATCCTGTTCACCGGGTAATCGATGTTGAAGTCTGCGATGAGTCGTTCCATCAGAGTGCTGCTGATGCCGATCAGGTTCTTGGCGGCGTACCGAGACAGCCCGCGGTCCCTCGCATCCTTGATTCGCAGAACGTTCAACGCATCCGCGACGGGGTCTATGCGCTGGACCTTCACACGCGAAAGATGCGGGCTTGGATCGAAGCGCTTGTACTCGAACCGGTGCGCGGCGGCGATTTTACGCAGCATATGGAGGCTGACCCCGGTAGTACGGCTCACGTCGGTGATGGTGGTTGTCTGTGCCATGTGGCGGATCTGCGCGACCACCTCATCGCTGACGTGGCCCCGTGGGGGATTCGTCTTAGGGGGCGGTGGAGTTGCTGCGCGCATCGCTTCCTTGGTCCGGCGGCGAGGTGCTGGCGTTGCTGCTGGCCCCATGCGTCCGTATGGCCTGGGCTTGTATGCGAAACCCTGCAGCGTGGCGATCACGCCGCCGCTCTTCAGGAACTCAGCTACTTCGGCCTCGAGGACGGCGGACCGCTCTTTGTTGCGCTGAATCGTGCTCAGCTCTGGACTGATCATCAGCTTGCACCGTAGAGCGCGAACAGCACGAAGCCGGTGGCGATGGCGGCGGTCCAGCGCAACATGTGCGTGGCGATTGACGGCTCGCGCACTGGCTGGGCTTCCATCTGCTCAGCGGCCCTGCAAGCCGCGCTGTGGCCACGAAGCACGCCGCGCACATCGCCGGTCGAGCGCTCGACGATGCCGAACTCGTTATTGCCGTTCGGCACGACCGTGAAGCGCGGCAGAGCTGCCGGGTTCTTGCGGCCGACCTTGTCGTAAAACTCGGCAGTGGAAAGGGTGCAGCGTTGGCGCAGGCCTTCGAGGATTGCACGACGCTGGCTGATTGTCTGGTGCATATGAGGCTCCTTGACCGCATTGGCCAGATGCCAGGCACGGGTGACCAAACCCAGCCGTGAGACTGGCCTGGCACCTGCCGATGCGGTCGTTTGATTTAGGGGAGGGTGCCGGTCTTTCCCGGCTGTCACGGCGCTTGTGCCAGATCAAGGTAGCTCGCCAATACCAGGTTGGCGCTGACCCTGCGCAATGCGGGTTGAGCTATTCGCCGATTGGTGCAGATGGCCGGAGCTGATCCCGGCATGACGGCCTAACTCATCTAGGACTCAGTAGCTCATCAGCGAGTCTGGGCTTGCGCATCAGCCTGCGCATTCATCTGCTTTGTTGCGGTGATGCAGGGGGCCGCTTTCGCGGTGTGTACTCATCCGCATCGGAGATTGATCGGAACACTAGGGCGCTACCCCTGCTTGATTCCCGCCGCGTTTCAGGTATTGGCCGACAGATTCGGCTCAGGACTTTTCCGGGGCTTTGCGATCCTAGCGCTGCAGCCCGCTTGGGCACGCTCCGATCAATCTCCGATGCGGACTGGTCTGCGTTGAGGCGTTCCAGGCGATCGGGAAGGTCTCCAACCTTCAGACGGGGACTCTGATTATTTATATTGCCGTAGGCCCGTGAAGCGGCAATTTCTGTCTGGCTTTCGCCATGTTCCTTGGAGCAGCTATCAGCAAATCGCCGCCACTGGCCTCAGTTTGTCCGAGCCCTTACGGCTGATCTTCTGTTCGTACCCGCCCCGGCGTGACTCGGGGGCTCTGCGCTCGCGCCTCATCGATTCATCGCCCAGCACCGCGTGCAGAACGATTACCGACATGAACAACAGGCAGAGCGGTGAAATGATCTGTCGGCGCATGGCCTCGGCAATCATCGCTGTCTGGCGATTCACGCCGAGCTTGAACATTGCGACCGACAGCCGCTTAACGACCGTGCCCGGCGCGATGCCGAACGTTCGGGCGATTTCCTTGGCTGTGCAGCCCTGGGCGGCTGACAACAAATACTGCAACTCTCGCGGCGCAAGACCACGGCCGAGGTGGCCTATCCATGCCCCGCATACGATGGTGGTATCCATTACGTCTACTCGGTGGTTGTCATCCCAAAGCACCCGGTAGGCCAGGTGCTTTGGTGATGATGTGCACCGCGACCCGCTACTGGCGTCGGTCGCGGCTTGCTGCGTTAGCGATGTTGGTCAGCTGGCCGCTGTTGATTGCAGGGCTGACCGGTCGTTTTCATAGGTTGGCGGTGAGCTTCCTCCCCAGGGCGTCAATCAACATCTGTATCTGTTCGCCGTGGATCACAGGTCCCTACAACATGCACGCTGCAGCTCGCTTGCCCGGTTAGGTGGGCAGGGTGCATGAGGTCCGGCACCCCTCATAGCCGAGGCTCGGAGCGCTAATTCAAATCTGGTGATGCTCACTCCAGACAGCCTATAGATGCCCTTTTTGCTGGACCTTTCAGGGAGACTCCTTGAAGTGCGCCTGTCGGCTTTGCTCGCGTGGCTGATCCTGTGTTCCTGATCGGCTGACGTCCGCTCGGCTTTGAGTCGGCGGGTTCTCCCGCAATAGCCAGTTCCAGAGCTGGCATGGAGATCGAAATTTATTACTCGCGCTTTGCCGTTTCCGGGATCGATCTGCGAGGGTTCTGGGCTTTTAAAGAGCGGTGTCGCTGCGGTTGATCGCTGCGATGGGTGAAATATGAACCATCAGTTCATATTGAGTCAAGTACCAAAAGTACATAATTTTCGCAGGGAGAAAAAAAAACCGCTCAATGGCGGGCTGTGTCAGATCGGTAAACTAGGTCTACGCTACAAGTGGAAATTCTAGGAACGTCATAAATTCAGGCGGTTCTAAAGATTCACAACCCTTGGACACCCAAAAAGGAGGTGGCGGTATGATTTCGAGCCTGGAGCTGCGGCACATAATTGAGCAAGCGTTTCTGCCGATGAAATGCATCTGCATCAACGTCCCAGATGGCTCGTTGACCATTCAGATATTTAGTCAGAACACTGATAAGGAAGAGCTTACGGTTACCGGTGTAGATCCGTCAGGACTTGGTTCGAGTCGCGCCATCGCCGCGCTGGTGTTGGAGCTCAAGGATGAGCTGAAGCATCGACACCTTAGTCCTGGCCAGCGGGAGAGGGCTTAGAAGGGATGGAACGAAAAAGCCCGGCGCTAAGGCCGGGTCTGGGTCAGGATACTCTGTCGAGTATTTTGTCTCGGATGGCCTGAATATCTGCAACATTTGGCACAATGTCATTCGCCGCGGTCATCAGGCGGGAGGCGTCCTGCTTTGGCAGTTCGTTAAAGTCGCTGCACACCACCATTGAATCAAATTTCAGCCCTTGATGCTTCAAGTGCAGAAGGGTAATGGTGGTAAGGCGAGCCTTATCCTTACCGTTAACCCCGAAGATGAATAAGGGGCGGCGAGCGTCCGTCTTTATTCGGTAATCAATCGAATAGTCTTCTCCTGAAGGTATTTCAGGAGCATACGATTCCTCGATGCGATCCGCTGGAAGGGTCGCATAAAGCACCTCGCGGAGGTCGTGATAGAAAGTCGACTCGATCCGGGTTCTGGACCACAGAGATATATCCTCTACGCGGCTTAGGCCCTGCCCCAGCTGAAATATTCCACGCACAAGACGATCAGCAGGGACTTCCAGAAATATCTCTCCGTCATCTTCCTGAAGTCCGTTCTCAGAAAGTATCGTTTCAAAAAGTCTTGCCCTTGGGCCGGTCAGCAGCTTGGCCAGGTCATTTTCATAGCTAAGCCGCATCATGGTGTTGGCGGCGTCGGATATCCTCCAGCCACCAGAAACCCTACTGAGATATGTCGTAAACGAGTCGCCATCCCGTGCCACCATAGGCAGCGAAACAGTCAGCAAATTACCGCGCACAGAGACAGCCACATCCTCACAGAATGCGGCACATAGGGTCTCTTTAATTGCAGCAACCTCATTCACAGTCCAAGGCTCATTTGTGGTTCATAGGGGGTGTCAGGATCGTCGTGCGGTAGCTCGAGGCCGGTAATATTGCAGTCTTCTAGCATACACAGCATAGCCCCAGATAGGTGATAGTAGCGATCCGTGGTCTCAGCATATTTTTCTGCCTTCTCACCCATCTCCATGTATCGCTGAGTAGCTCGGTGAATGTGGCACCGATTCACGATAAGCTCACCATCCTCCAGTGGATTCAGGTGGACGTGGTTGCTTCCGTTGTAGCGAACCAGCGTTACCTTTTCGCCGCGCTTTGGGTGGTAGATCAGTCCGCAGGAATAAGCATCAGGGTCTATCTGGTTCTGTCGGGTGTACATCTCAAACGACTTTTCGCCGTCAGCAGACTCAATTTGATAGGTGGTGCGCTCGGATTTCTTTTGGACCTTGGCTTTCGCATTCGGGTTCATCACCACCTTCGGCATCGAAAGCAATTCACATATCAACTCTTCACTGAAAATCACGAAATCATTCCTTTAGATGCCGAAAACTGATATTGAATAACTCCCGCTACCACGCAATCTGCCCGGCCTTCAGCTCACCACTTACCGTAGAAGTGATCCAGCGCTATCAGCTCAACCACAGCCACGAAAATGCACAGTACGACGAAGCCCGGACTGAAGACCCGCTTGCGGCCGGATAATCCTACGCTCAGCCAGGCCGAGTCGGAAGCGCCGGGAATCACCATGAGTAACGCCAGCCAGGCAATGACCCTGGCCTTGCTCCGGAAAGCCTGTTCTCGCCATGCGCTCACCACTTTAGCAAATTAAGGCTAGGGCAATTCATTGCACGATGGCGTCGCATAAGAGCTGGATACACCGACTCATCGTAAGCCGGGAAGCCAGGGCCGGGGTATGTGGGCTGGGCGTCGTGAAGCACGTCGTCAGTAAATGCTGATCTTGCAAGCCTCTGAACTGCCAGACATTGCTCAAGTCGCTCGGCTTCCGTCGCTGGCATTGGTATGGCTTCGACTTTCTTTTCGTATTCGGTTTTTGGCCTGCTGGCGCAGCTTGAGATAATAAGCGAAGCGACTCTCAGTACCGCGACTCGAAATACATTCATCTCACATTTCCATAATGACGGGCCAGATGACCCGGCTACTCAGATCGTTCCCGTACAATCCTTCCTTGCCTAACCTCATCTACATACCTAGCCAGCTTGTCCTCGTCGGCCTGGAACAGAATTATCATCTTCAGGATGGCCTGGGCATCAGGCTCGTTACCCGCCAGGCTCAATCGCTCGACGATCCGCAGCAACTCCACGGCCGACCACTTCAAGTCAGAGGCGAGGCCCTGTAGGTCGCGTGCCAGTTGTTGATTCGGCTTCGTCAATCCCATGACTGGTACTCCTACAAAAAACCGGTGACCCGCACCGCCACGCCGATGATCTTGCAGTCGTCCGTGCATTTGATCATCGAGTATCCAGGATTGAGTGGTTTCAAATAGAGCTGGCCTGCATCATCTATCAGCTTCTTGAAGGTAGCCTCATTGCTACTGGGCAGCTTCGCTACGACCAGCTTTCCGGGTCTAGCCTCAACTCCCGGATCGACCAGTATCAGCATTCCCTCTGGAACGCTCACACCTGACGGGGCGGTCATGGAATCTCCTGCCACCTCAAGCCAAAATGCGCGGCCTTTGGCCTTATAGTCGCTTGTCTCATACCGGTCTGAAAAACCGGGCTCGACCGCTTCTGCCCAGGCGCCAGCAGCAACCGTGCTTACTACTGGGTAGCGGTACATGACCGCGGGATGTTCGACCATCGCTACGTTGGATGGCGCACTGGCGACATATCGTGAGTTCATCGAGGTGTCTTCAAAACCATTCTGGAGCCATGCCAGCGGCACGTTCAGTTCCTCCGATAGCGACCTCATTTTGGCGGGGCCAGGCATTGCCTCTCCGTTCAACCATTTGCTGGCCGCCTTCGGAGTGACGCCTGTCATTTTTGAAAGACGAACGCCGGCTCCCCACGGCTCGATGTGGTTTTCTGCAAGTGCTTTTTTTAGGCGAACCGCGAAGGCCGCTCTCAAATCTTCGATCTGAACCATAGGTTCAATTCTGCACTGGCTTGCATGTACTTTCAGTTCCGACATAATATGTACTGCAAGTTCATACTTTACCCGGAGGCCACATGAGCCCGCTAAAGAAATCGATTGACGACGCCGGCGGCGTTCCGGTGGTGGCCTTGGCTTGCGGGAAGACCCCGCGCGCCGTTTACAAATGGCTCTCCGCCGAGTGCTTGCCGCGCACCGAGTACACAGGTGAAACACATTACGCCGAGCGAATCTCAGCACTTGCTGCTGCCAGGGGGAAGCCTTTTGAGGCTTCTTGGCTGCTTGCCGAAGCGCATCCGAACAAGTCAGCGGCATGACGTGAATTATCCGCTCAGGCGGGAAGGGCAGGTAGTACAGCGGATGGGCTGTTGATTCATCCAGTACCAAATTTCAGGCAAAAAAAAGCCGGTGGCTAGACCGGCTTCTTCAACAACAAACAACGTGAGGTAGCTGGATTATGCACACCACACCAGGCCCATGCAAGACCGGCCATGATGCCGCCCCCGGATATGGCGAGCACCAAGCCCTGACGCGTCAGTTAATGTCGTCGCGTGAAATTGCAGAACTGACTGGCAAGCAGCACAAGAACGTCAAACGCGACGTCGTCGCCATGCTCGCCGAGTTGAAAATAGGTGCGCTCAATTTTGAGCACACCTATCTGGACGGGCAGAACCGTAAGCAGACCGAGTACCTCCTCGATCGCGAGCACACTGATTGCTTGCTCACCGGGTACAGCGCCCAGTTGCGAATGAAGGTGATCTTGCGCTGGCGGGAATTGGAGGGCCAGCTGATCGGTCGACTGCGTATGCCGACTTCATTCGCCGAAGCTCTGCGCCTGGCTGCCGACCAGGTCGAACAGAACCGGAAATTGCAATTCGTCATCGACAAACAGGCTCCGAAGGTCGCAGCCATCAATCGCCTGGCCAGCGCCGGCGGTGCCATCTGCATCACCGATGCTGCCAAGCAGCTGCAACTTGCCCCGTCAGTGCTGTTTGCGTGGCTGCACCAGCACCGATGGATATTCCGGCGAAGTGGCTCTGGTCGGTGGACTGCTTACCAACCCCGCATCACAACTGGCTTGATGGTGCACAAGATCACTGCGCTCAAGCCCGATCCAGAAACAGGCGCAGACCGCGCTGCATTTGATCCTCTCATCACAACCAAAGGCTTGGCATTGCTGGCTGAACAAAATATTGGAGCGTCTTCGTGAGCGTTCAGGCAATGGCGTGGGCGCTACAAATCCCGCGCACAACTCTTTCCGATTCAAGCGCCCGGCACGTGCTGCTGTGCCTGGCCAACTACGCCGGTACTGACGGACGCGGGGCGTTCCCTTCGGCCACCACTCTGAGTGAAGACACTGGCCTTTCCGAGCGCACAGTTCGTTCCAAGCTTGAGCTGTTGAGGGCGTCTGAACTGATCGTTCCTGGCAATCAAGCGCTGGCCGCCGTGTACATCGAGCGTCATGACCGACGCCCAGTCGTCTATGACTTGCCGATAAAGCGGGGTGCAAATCCTGCACCCCGGACTGAACGGGGTGCAGATGACGGCACGGGGTGCAAATTACAGCAGAGCGGGGTGCAGAATTCGGCAGAACGGGGTGCGAAATCTGCACCCAATACGTCACTTAACCATCAATTAACCGAACAGCAGCAGCCGCGCGAGATTTCGGACGTAATCGATGAGCAGGACAAGCAGGCCCTGGAATCGACCGATGATCGTCAGCGCTTCGCAATGTTCGCCGACTGGGCACCGGACAGCCGCTACCTGATCGCCCAGGCTCAGATTGCTGGCGTCAAGCCTGCCGATATACCCGACGCGCTGATCCGCAGCTTCATCGGCTGGTTTGTGGCCAAGCAGAACACCGTAGACACATCAGCCGGTTGGTGTAACCGCTTGGTGGGTTGGTACGTGAAAGAGCGGGCCAAGGGGAATTTGCCAGAGTCAGAGGAAGTTGCCGAGGCAACCGGCAGCTGGGCGTCCAAGGGGGTGATCCTGTGAATGGTCCTATTCGAGCTGGTTATCTGGTCCACAACCGGACAACCGATCCAGCCTATCGCCCAGCACCAGCCGTGACCGTCGAGGTTGATCCTGCAACCGAGCAGGTGATCGACGAGCTATTCCTTCGGTTGCAAGGGGCCTGCGGCGCGTGGCGTCAGTCCTGGCCGAACCAGAGAATCATGGACGCTTCAAAGCTCGAGTGGCTGGCCGAGTTCATGCGGTCCGGGATTACTTCAATGGACCAACTGCGCCACGGTATGCGCGTGGTCAGCGGGAGCAAGTTGGCTTTCGTGCCTGCGCCGGGGTTGTTCGTGAGCTGGTGCTTTGCCCCCGAAGGGCTCGGTTTGCCAAGCGTTGAGGTTGCTTACTCGCAGGCCTTGCGCAACTCACACCCAGGCATGGAGGGGCGCGGTAAGTGGTTTCACCCAGCGATCTATCACGCCACTGCCGCCGCTGGATTCCTGAGCCTGCAAACTCTTCCTCGCGACTTGGGTATGACCCGCTTTGAGCAGAAATACCTCGAGCAGTGCCGCAAGATCTGGCGCGGCGAAGAGTTGCCGCCCGTGCCGGTAGCGCAGCTCGCAGCACCGGGCAAATCAATCACCCCCGAAGTGGGGAACAAGGCGTTGGCCGCGCTCCGTGCCAAGCGCAGCGGAGACGTGCAATGAGCAAACTCACCAACGCAGCGCGTGACCGCGAGTGCCAGATCCGCTACCCAGGATGCTCGAGCGAATCCTCGACCACCGTGCTCGCCCATTACCGACTGGCTGGTACTTGCGGCATGGGAATCAAGCCAAACGACCTGCAGGCCGCTTGGGCGTGTGCTTACTGCCACGACATCGCCGATGGCCGCCTGCGCGCCCCGGCGGTGCTGAGTCGTAACGAAGTCCGCCTGTTCCACGCCGAGGGTGTCATGCGTACCCAGGACGCCCTGATTCGCGAAGGGAAGGTGTCACCGTGAAGCCCGCCGAAATGACGTTGTTCAAACCGAAGCGTACCCGCGCCAAGTCCGTCGACCGTGAGGGCCTAGAGCAGGCCGCATTGCTGCGCGAGCTCAAGCTGCGCATGCCGCTGGTGGCGGCGTTGATATACCACGTTCCCAACGGTGGCCACCGGCTCAAGCAGGTGGCGGTCAAGTTGAAAGAGCAGGGCGTGCGCGCTGGTGTTCCCGATCTGGTGCTGCCGATGGCCCGTGGTGGGTACTTCGGCCTGTACATCGAATTCAAAGCCACGCCGCCGAACGATGCCGCTGTCTCTGGCAGCCAGTACGAGTGGATACGTCAGCTTAACCTGCAAGGCTATCTGGCGATCGTCTGCCGTGGTCACTTCGACGCTATGGAGCAGATCCGCGCATACCTCCGACTTCCTAAGACTGTGGTGGCCGCATGAGCCAGACCCTGCTTACTTCGTTCTCTGATGCGGAAATCCGCCGGCAGGCAACGAATTCAGACGTGCGCGACTTGCGCGATGCTCGCTATCCGGGCGTTTACTTCCGGTTTCATAAGAGTCGTGAGCGCGGCACCTGGCACCTGGTTGTGGGCAAGAAGTGGGAGAAGATCGCCGGTTTTCCAGAGTTGCCGGTGAAAGGGCTGATCAACGCTCTGCCGAAAATCCGGGAACGCCTGGCGACTGACCCGAAGGCCTCTGCGGCTGCCGGCACGCTGCAGACCGTTGGCCAGTTGCTGGAGTGGTTCATGATTCGTCAGTCCACTGAGCGCAGTCTTTCGGCCAAGCGTCGCGCCACAAACACATCGATCATCACCTGCCACCTCAAGCCGCGCCTTTCCGAACTGCTCATTGCAGACGTGGATCGGTCCACCTTGGACAAGCTGGTCATGTGGCCCATGCAGGCCGAAATGTCGCTCTCCTATGTCCGGTTGATGTGGGGCGTGCTGGTGGTCGCGTTCCGACAGGCCGAAAAGCTGCGTCTGATCGCCCAGAACCCGGTCGCCGGTTTCAAATTCACCGACTTCACTAAGGCCCGCATCCTGCCGAAACCATCGCGCCTTCGTGCCGTTCAGCTGGAAGAGGTGCTTGGTGACCTTGCTGCTGGGTTCGAGCAGCACCCGCAGGACTGCATGCTGGCGCTGATGATGCTGTGTCACGGCACGCGTGCTGGCGAGACAAGGCAGGCCCGCTGGTCGCACCTCACGCTGGGTGAGCAGGGCGAGTGGTTCATTCCTGCCGAGAACACCAAGACCCGCTGTGAGCATCGCCTACCGCTGACCCATCAAGCCTGTGCGTTGCTGGAGCGGTATCGGGACTGGCAGTCGTCGAAGGGCTACAAGGGTGCCTACATGTTCCCGGCTCGCAACCGTGGGCCCATCAGCGACGGCCAGGCATGTGCCGTATTCGCTCGCCTGGGCAAGGGTGAGTGGACGAGCCACGACCTGCGCAAAGTGGCCCGTACCGGCTGGACTGATCTGGGTGTCGACTTCCTGATCGGCGAGATGCTGGTGAACCACACGCTGACCCGCAACGTGCAGACCTATATCCACACCTCGGCTGAGCTGCTCAAGCGTGACGCGCTGAACAAGTGGCACGAATGGTTAGACGGGAAAGGCTTTAGCCGCATTCACCGCTCGACCCTGACTAGAAACGAAAATTCGCAGAATGCCGTCGAGGCCAATATTGGCGCGGCTTCCAGCGCGATCACGAATCCATAAAAGGCGAGGTTTTAAAACGATGAAAAAGGTTCCTGATACCGCCTTCGTCGGCCTGAACAATATGTCGCCTGCAGCTCGTTCCGCAGCGATGCGCGGTGGCATTTCTGGCTGGGGTCAGCACGGCAGCAGTGATAAGCACATCCGCTATATGGAGCCGATGCCGTCCACGTCCCGCCGCCGGTGCTCATGTGGGTGCAAGCGCCGATCTACACACCTCGGCATGGTTAACGGGGTAGGACTGTGCAGTGGCTGCGAGATGAAAATTCGCCGCTGGGTTAAGGAAGGCTCCGCATGAAGAAGTCCCACGGCCCAGCATTCCGCGCCGCTCAACTTGACCTGGCCCAGTGCCCGGCCTGCCGAGGACGCGCTGTGATCAAGGGTGTTTTCCACGACCTGGCATGCGCGCAGTGCAATGCCTCGGGATGGGTCGCCGCCAAGACGGGCGAAGCGCTGCCGCTGGAAATGCTGGTGACTCAGCTGAGCATGCGCCTGCAGGTCGCTGACCGGCAGATCGAACAATTGAAGCGCCCGGCCCAGATGACTGGACCTGCTGCGATTTATAACCAGAACAACCGCCGCGGTGCCGGTGGATCGAATTACACAGGGGATTGAGCAATGCCTACTAGCCGCCAAGAACGTAGCGTAGAGAACTTGCTTGAGCACTGGGGTCGCTGGGTCGTGCTGGGCTCTGGCGTGTCGTGCTGTGCCTCTCGCGAGAACGATATCGCTGACCCGATGATTACTGACGATGAGGCCCTATTGATTGATCGCCTGGTGGGTAGGCTGCGCAATCGGTACCCAGAATCTGGCAATGTGATCATCAGCTATTACACGTCGCGCGACACGGCGCTGATGGCCGTCGGCAAGAAACTGGGCTTCGGTGAAGAGAAAACGCGGCAGCTCTGGAAGGCCGGAATTGCTTGGATTGATGGTGCTTTGGAGATCAGGCGAGTAACGGCCTAATGTTTGAGTGCAAGGGATAAGCGGCAGACGGAATTTTCAATCTGCCGCATACCGTCATTCGTCAGCTTCCGGTTTAAAACCTTGCAGCCCGTAACGCGCTTTAGGGAGCGGCTTAGCGTTAACCCAAGCATTCAGAGTTTCCAGCGTCCAGCGGGGAGATCCGTTGAGGTAAGTATCTGGCGCGGGAAAAGACGGCTCACCCAAAAGTCCTTCCCCGTCGTTCATGCCCGAAAACGATTTAGGCGTCATCCGAGCGACCACCCCATTTGAGCTGACACCGATAGCGCGGCCCATTGGGTTACCAGCAACTCCTCGCCACCGATCAAGGGTGCTTCGGGAAACCCCAAGTTTTTCACAGACCTGTTTTATGGAATAAAGCGTGGTATTGGATAAGTCTATCGCCATTTTATGTTCTCCGAGGCCGCTTTGTGCGGATTTGTGTCCATTTATGCGTAATGGTGTTACTTGGTGCGATATGGAGTTTGTATGTGCGCCTCGATGTGGTCAAGCTTTTTTGAAGAATCTTTTATAAATTGGTTTGACAGGACCGGGCCGAATCTATAGATTTCACATTACTTTGCGGTTTTTCCGCGAGCAAAGCCCAACCCTAGAGTTGGGCTTTTTGCTTTCTGCCTTTTACAATCCTCGCCAAGTGCTGGGTTTTTTGCTTTATGCAGATGAATTCGCAGGCTGATGCGTACAGGTCACGGGCATTGCCTTGGGGAAATCGGACCCCTTTGGACGATGGTGCAACTCCATCACCCCGAATGCCGGAAATCAGCACCGGCCATCTGCACCCATACCAAGGCTCGCCATATCGGCGGGCCTTTTTCATTTCTGGAGCATCAGATGCAGAGCCATGACTACGAGCCTGGTGTAAAAGGCTCGAAGCTCGACACGCTTACCGGTGAATTTGAAATCAACTCGGCCAAGATATCCGTAGGTGGCCTGTCTGATCAGCCTCAGATGATTACCGTTACAGCTGGCGAATGGGCGGCGAGCGATCTGCCCGCTAGCGCGATCGAACACTACGCCTTCATCGGCGCAGAGATATTCAAGATCCCCGCCGAGTATCGTGAAAGTGCGCAGCTCACGACTCAGGATGAGTCATACGATCCAGTCTTCGCTGATATCCGCACCACATTGACCTACCAGCGCCCTGAGACTGCCGAGGAGGCAAAGTCGCGCGCCAGTGCGGCCAGAATTCCTGAATACTCGATCAAGAAGCAAGGTGACACACTCACATTTCTCTATGATGGCGTGCCCCGAATCGTGCTGGGCAACCTCGATAAGCCCGACGAAAAGGCTGACCTGCCTTTTGCCGTTGAAGGCGATCAGGTCCTGACCCAGGCGTTCATCGACGCTGGCAAGCTTTCCCCAGTATGGGGTGTGCGGACGACCACCAACGCCGCAGGTCAGACAGTATTTGCAGGCATTGGCGCAGGCCTCGGCTGTATGTCCGAAGGCGGCTACACAGGCACTCCGGGCGACAAGGAGGAGAAGTTCGAGGTTAAGGTTGACTTCTCGATTGATGTGTCGAATGGCCTGCATCAGCGCCGCGCAGCAATCAGCGAAACCGAGCTGGGCAAAGCCCTGGCTGCCAAGATCGAGCATGAGGTAACCACCAGAGCCAGTGCCGACACTCAGCTTGCTGCCCGGATCGGATCTGTCGAGGCTGCACTGAGCATTCTAAGCGGCAGAGTAGACGCCAAGCTCTAACAGCCAAGCTGCCAACTATCGCCGCCGTGAGCGGCTTTTAACTATTGGAGTAACAATGGACCCGACCGACCTCGGCCCAGGCACAGCTACCTGGCTGGGCGGTACGGGCACAATCCTGCTGGGTGGCTTCCTGTGGTTGAGGAAATTCCTCTCCAGGGACGCAACCGACCGCGCCATGGACAACGCCGATATCGGCACGGTCCGCAGGCTGAACGAGCTGCTCGACTCGGAGCGCATTGCGCGCAAAGAGGCTGAGGCCAGAGCCGACCAGTTCGCTAAAGAACGTAACGAGCTGGCTGCCGCAGTCGGCCGGATGGAGGGAAAGGTCGAAGCCCTCACCGGCCATGTTGCTCAGCTTACCGAGAAGGTGACCAGCCAAAGCGCTGAGATCGCTCGTCTGCGTGCACAGCTTGGAGGTATCAACTGATGGAAAGATGCGTTAGAGACTTCATCGCCCGGCGGTGGTGGCGTCGCCTGGAAGTGTGGGTGATTGCCTCGCTGCTGGTGACTGGCTCGTTCGCGCTGGGCTTCGGTACTTCGCAATGGTCGCTTGCCAGTTGGTACAGCGCCCAGGTCGCCGAGGTGCGCCGGGGTTACGACGAGGCCACGGTGCAGCGCGACATGCGCCTGAACAAGCTGGCCAAGACCGCGACCGATGCAGCCGTAAAGGTTGAGGGTGCAGCAGGGAAGGCCACCGAAGCGGCAGAGGTGGCCAGCAAGGCAGCCGACAAGGTCAACGAGGCAGTAGAGCGACAAGGCCCTGCCGAGAGTGGCAACTGATGTCCTGTAGCGGATGTGATGCCCGCCGAGAGTGGTTCAAGAAGTGGAGCAAGGTGGCATATGAACGAGCACAGCAACTCCTTGCTAAGCCAGATCCTGGCCGAGCAGGTGAAGCAGACCCAGCTGCTACAGCGGATGGCAGAGCAACAGATGCTTCTGATCAACGCCCTGAGTGAAGAAGAACCCGGAGACCCCGATACCCAGCCCCGCACCTACCTGGACGGTACACCATGCCGTTGAGGCCGCAGAAGCCATGTAATGCCCAAGGCTGCAGCACACTGACCCGCAACCCCCGGTACTGCGACGTCCATAAGGATGTAGCCAAACAGTTCGAAGTGAAGCAGCGTGAGAAGCAACGCGAGACCAGCAGCCAGCGCGGCTACAGCTACAAGTGGCAACAGGCGCGTAAGGGCTTCTTGGCTAAGCATCCGCTCTGCGTAGAGTGCGAGCGCTTTGGGCGTGTAACAGCGTCGACAGACGTTGATCACATCGTTCCTCACAAGGGTGACATGGACCTGTTCTGGGATCGATCCAACTGGCAGGCCATGTGTCATCCATGCCACAGCACGAAGACGGCGACAGAGGACGGCGGATGGGGCAACACCCAGGCAGCCCGGCCTCGCTGACCGAAACGAGAACTATTCTCGTCGAATTTCATGAAAATGCACCGATATGGTGCGCGCACCAGTCTGGTGCGGTGGGGGAGGGTCAAAAGTCTGGTCCCTTTGGCTTCTAGACCGCGCCCTCAATCGTTTTTTTACACCCGCGAAATTAAAAATTCTGGAGTTGCGCGATGGGAGGTACCGCCACGGTCGCCGGCCGTGGTCGCAAACCCAAGCCGACCGCCAAGAAAGCACTAGCCGGAAATCCCGGCAAACGCGCGCTGAATAAGGCCGAGCCCGCTTTTTCGAAGATCACAAATGTTGATCCGCCCGAATGGCTCAGCGACCGCGCTTCGCAGATGTGGAAGATGATTGTTCCCGAGCTTCTGCGCGAAAACGTGGTTGCGATAACTGATTTACACAACGTCGAAGCGTTCTGCGTTGCATACGACAACTGGCGAATGGCGCAGGAGTCAGTCCAGGCCCACGGCATCGTGGTTACTGGCGCCACCGGCGGACCGATGAAAAACCCGGCACTGACCGCGGCGAACGAAACGATGCGGCAAATGGTGACGTTCGGGTCGATGCTCGGCCTTGACCCAGCCAGCCGCACACGTCTGATCGGAGGAAACAAGGAAAAAGAGACCAACGAATTCGCCGAACTATTGAGATCCTGAATGGCCAAGTCCGCCCACCCTAACGTTGATAAAGCGATGGTGTGGGGTAGGTCTCTGCTACGTGGGAAAGTGCCAGCTTGTCGCTACATCCATCAGGCAGTGCAGCGCCATTTTGATGACATGGCAGCCAGCCGCAAGCGCGGGTTCAGATTCAAGTTCGATCCGGCGAAGGCTGAGAAAAAGCTCAAGCTGATGCAGTTGCTGCCACATACCAAGGGCGAGTGGGCTTTCAAGCGTCAACGCATCGCGCTTGAGGGGTGGCAGCTGTTTGGGCTAGCCGTAACGTATGGTTGGGTCAAAAAGAAGGGGGGGCACCGCAGGTTCCGTGAAAGCTATTGGGAAGTGCCGCGCAAGAATGGCAAGTCAGTCGTAGCCGGTGGCGTAGGCATCTGCATGTTCGTTGCTGATGATGAGTACGGCGCCGAAGTCTATTCAGGCGCTACGACCGAGAAGCAGGCATGGGAAGTGTTCAGGCCCGCGAAGCTGATGGTGACGAAGTCGCCCAATCTGATTAAGGCGGCGGGTATTGAGGTCAACGCCTCAAACATGAACGTCCCGTCTGACTTCAGCCGGTTTGAGCCACTGATCGGCAACCCGGGTGACGGTGCATCACCCAGCTGCGCCATCATTGATGAATACCACGAACACCCAACCTCGGCCCAATACGACACGATGCTCACGGGCATGGGGGCTCGGCGTCAGCCGCTGATGTTCATTATCACCACGGCCGGCGCTGATATCGAAGGGCCTTGTTACGACAAGCGTCGCCAGGTCATTGAGATGCTGGAGGGCACTGTCCCAGACGATGAGCTGTTCGGCTGGATCTGGACGCTTGATGAGGGCGACGACTGGACCGACCCCAAGATGTTGGCCAAGGCAAACCCTAACCACGGTGTGTCAGTGTTCCAGGAGTATCTGGAAAGCCAGCAGGCACGGGCGATCCGCTCGGCTCGGTTCACCAACACCTTCAAAACGAAGCACCTCAACCTTTGGGTGAGCGCCAAGTCTGGCTTCTTCAACATGCAGGACTGGAAGGCCTGCGAGGACACCTCCCTTACGCTTGATCAATTCGAGGGGCAAGAGTGGATCGCCGGTTTCGACCTTGCGCGAAAGCTGGACATGAACTCGAGGGCGCGCCTGTTTTGGAAGGTGATCGACGGAAAGACTCACTACTACAGCGTGGCTCCCAAGTTTTGGGTGCCGTACGACACCGCTTATGACAGCGACAACAAGCGGATGTCCGAGCGCTTCCAGGCCTGGCTGAACTCGAAACACCTTGAGGTCACTGATGGAGCCGAGATCGATTACCGCGAAATCCTCGAAGATACCAAAGAGGCAAACAAACACGCACCGCTGCGCGAGTCGCCGATTGACCCACACGGTGCTACTGGGTTGAGCCATGACCTCGACGACGAGGGTTTCAACCCGGTCACCATCACCCAGAACTACACCAACATGTCCGACGCCATGAAAGAGCTGGAAGCGGCTATCACCGCTGGAAGGTTCCACCATGACGGCAACCCGATCATGACCTGGTGTATTGCCAACGTGATCGGCAAAAACATGCCCGGTAACGACGACGTAGTACGGCCCATCAAACAGGGCGATGACAACAAGATCGATGGCGCTGTTGCACTGATCATGTCGGTCGGGCGGGCGATGATGCAAGTCGTTGCCGGCGATGGCGGCGTGGACCGATTCATGGATTCAATCCGGGACCCAATATTCGAATGAACACAGCATCAATCATTTACCTGCTGGCTGCAGTGCTGGGCTTTGCCCTTGCTGTGGCAGGCGTTTACGTACTGCTTGGCCTGGGTTGGGCGCTTCTTGCCGCCGCTTCGTCGTGCTTCGTCGCGGCAGCATTCATTCGAAGGGGACTGACCGGTGGCTAAGTCTTTCAAATCCGTCTTGAGCGGTGCAATCAACGCGCCTCGGTCATCAATAATCGATTGGGTGGGTAGGTCGCTCTCCGGCAGCGCTTCCGGCATTTGGGCGCAAACCGTGGGCAGCACATCCGCCAACGGAAAAACCGTGACGATCAACAAAGCCATGCGCCTGGCCGCTTGCTGGTCTTGCGTTCGCCTCATCTCCGAAACGATCGCAACGCTGCCGCTCGGCCTGTACCGGCGCATGCCTGATGGCGGGCGAGAGGTGGCCGGTGACAATGACCTGCATTGGATTCTCAACACCAACCCGAACAGCCGCATGACTGCTGTGCAGTTTTGGGAGGCCGTAGTAGCGTCGATGCTGCTGCGGGGTAACGCTTTTGTCGAGATTATCCGTATAAGCGGCCGGATCGTAGCGCTTGAATTCCTGCTGCCCAACCGCATGGATTTGGATGTCGCGGACAACGGCGAGATTCTTTACCGATACCGGGAAAAAAACGGGCAGCTCCGCGATATTGCTGGCAGCAACATGATGCATATCCCTGCGTTCTCTCTGGATGGGCAAATCGGGCTCTCACCCATCGCCTATGGCGCAGACGTATTCGGCGCGGCAATGTCGGCCGAGGATGTTGCAAGCTCCACGTTCAAAAACGGCATGCACCAAACCGTGGCCTTTGAGGTGGATGCAACGCTGAACAAGCAGCAGCGCGACGATTTTCGCGACTATGTTCAACGCATCAGCGGGGCGATGAATGCCGGTAAATCACCGGTGCTGGAAAAGGGTGTTTCCGCCAAGGTGATTGGTATCAATCCGGTGGACGCTCAGCTGTTGGAATCTCGAGAGTACAGCGCCGAAGAGATCTGTCGCTTTTACATGGTGGACCCGACGCTGGTCGGTTACAGCGATAAGGCATCGAATTGGGGGACCGGCCTTGAGCAGAAGTTGCTTCGATTCCTGACCTTCACGCTGCGCAGCTACATGCGCCGCATCGAGGAAGGCATCAGTCGCAGTTTGCTGGCTCCTGCGCAGCGCCGTCAGATTTACCCCGAGTTTTCCATCGAAGGCTTGATGCGTGCTGATAGCGCCGCACGGGCAACGCTGTATTCGGGCATGGTGCAAAACGGCATCTACACGCGCGACGAATGCCGCATGAAAGAGAACCTGCCCAAAATGGGCGGCAATGCCGGTGTGCTAACTGTGCAAACAAACCTTTCGCCGATCGACAAACTGGGTCAGGGCGATGACGGGCAAGCCGCAAGGGCAGCTCTACAGAACTGGCTGGATCAGCCGGCAAACTCGAAGGAATAAATCATGCAACCAAAATCCAAGGCTGGCAGTTTTAACTGCGAGCTGAGCCCGCGCGCGCTCGACAGATGGAATCCCGCCATAAAAGCGGCCGTGGAGTCCACCAGCGATACCATCACCATCTACGGCGTGATTGGCCAGGACTGGTATGGGGAAGGCGTTACCGTCTCACGTATCGACGCTGCGCTTCGCTCAATCGGCGACAAGCCAGCCACCGTGTACATCAATTCGCCAGGTGGCGACATGTTCGAGGGCCTGGCCATCTACAACCGGCTGCGCGAGCACAGCCAGCCGATCACAACCAAGGTCCTGGGCCTGGCCGCCTCGGCTGCTTCGGTAATCTACATGGCCGGGGCAAAGCGGGAAGTGGCGAGCAGCGGGTTTCTCATGATCCACAACTGCTGGACGCTTGCAGTCGGAAACCGCCATGACTTGCGCGATGTAGCGAACACTATGGAAGAGTTCGACGCTGCGATGGCCGACCTTTACGCGGAAGGCAGCGGCCAGGCCGTTGCTGACATTGCCGAGATGATGGATGACGAGACGTTCATACGCGGCCGCCGAGCAGTTGAGCTCGGTTTTGCAACGGCCGTCCTCTCTTCTGACGAAATCACCGAGCGTGAAGACGAGCAGGCCCAGCAGAGTAACGCGCTGAAGGCTATGGATATCGCTTTGGCAAAAGCCGGAATGGCCCGCAGCGAACGCCGCGAACTCTTCGCCAATTTCAAGTCCAGCACGCCGCGCGCTGCTGGCGGGGGTACGCAATACGCTGCCTCGTCCGATAAGCCACGCGCTGTCGCGCCAGACCTCACCGCCTCCCTGAGCGCGGCATCCGACATCCTCAAATCTTTCCAAGGACCATCGCAATGAGCGACTTCGAAAAGCAATACACCGAGCTGAATGCCAGCCTTAAGACCATTGGCGACCAGATCAAATCCCAGGCGGAGACCAGCAACAAGGAAATCGCCCGTCACGGTGAGATGAACGCCGAGACTCGTGCCAAGGTTGACGAGTTGCTGATGAAACAGGGCGAACTGCAGGCTCGCGTTCTGGAAGCTGAGCAAAAGCTTGTCAATGCCAACCGTGACACTCAGCGCATCGAGAGCCCGAAGTCCGCTGGCGAGTTGATTGTTACCAGCGAACACATGGAAGGCGTCAATTCGTCTTTCCGTGGCTCCCGTCGCGTTTCCGTACCCCGCGCCGCTATCACCACCACATCCGCCGGTGGCTTGGCGGCCACGGAGCGCCTGGACACTGTCGCGCTGCCGGGCATGCGTCGGGCCACCATTCGCGATCTGATTGCACCCGGCGAGACTGAGGCGGGCTCGCTTGAGTATGTCCGCGAAACAGGCTTTACAAACAATGCCGCGACCGTAGCGGAGGGCTCTGCAAAACCGTATTCCGAAATTGAGACCGCCTTGGTCACGGCTTCGGTTCGTACCATCGCTCATCTGTTCAAAGCCTCGCGTCAGATTTTGGATGACGCAAAGGCTTTGCAGAGCTACATCGACGCGCGCGCTCGTTATGGGTTGCTGCTCGCTGAAGAGGCCCAGTTGCTGTACGGCAGCGGAGCAGGTGCAAATCTGCAAGGGCTCGTTCCGGTTGCAAACCAATACGCGTCTCCAGCTGGCTGGACCGTAACCGGCGAACAGCGCATCGACCGGATTCGTCTGGCCCTTCTTCAATCCGAGCTGGCAGAGTTCCCTTCGGATGGCATCGTGCTCAACCCAACTGACTGGGCGCTGATCGAGTTGATCAAAGACAGCCAGGGCCGCTATCTGATCGGTCAGCCGCAGGAAGGCACTGCGGCTCGTCTGTGGAATCGCCCGGTAGTCGCGACCCAAGCCATGAAGCCAAACGACTTCCTGGTGGGAGCCTTCAAACTTGGTGCGCAGATCTTCGACCGGATGGAAGTTGAAGTTTTGATTTCTACCGAGAACGACAAGGACTTCGAAAACAACATGGTCACGCTTCGCGCCGAAGAGCGTCTGGCGTTTTCCATCTACCGTACCGAAGCCTTCGTCACTGGCAAGCTCACGGCTCCCGCCGCTGCGGCTTAAGCTGCCCAACCCCTAAAGTGGCCGGCACCGCCGGCCCACCGAGGTGAGACATGTCAGATGTATTGATCAAGCCGCTGCGGGCTTACGAGGACCGCGGCATCATCCGTGATACCGACAACGAGCCTTATGCCGCGCCTGTATGGCTGGCCAAGGAACTGGAGCAACTCAAGCTTTGCAAGATCGTAGGCGAGGCTGGCGCAGCGCTGACCAACGATTCCAGTGACCACTCGGCGCTAACGATAGCGAAGAAGGGGCAGCGCTGGATTGTTGTCGATGCTGAGGGCGCTCAGGTCGGTGACTTTATCGGCAAGAAAGAAGAGGCCGAAAGCGAGTTGGCCAAACTTTTGACCACCACCACATCGGATCCCGCCGGCAATCCTGAAGCTGATGTTCCTAGCGAAGGACCGCCGGTTCAGGGTGAGAATCCGCCTCCGCAAACCGAGCAGCACCAACCGCCTCAGGAGTGACACATGCCCGTCATCAGTATAGAAACGGCCATGCATCACCTGCACGCAGAATCCGAGGATCAGCCGCTCGTGGAGGAATTTCTGGGCGCGGCTGAGGAAGCTGTTATGCAGTTTTTGCAGCGCCGGTTCTATGCCGATCAGGCTGATGTGGATAAGGCGAAGGCTGACACCATTCAGCGAACTCAAGCCGCGAGAGCTGCATACCGGGCTGCGCTGGAGTTGGCCGACGACCCAGAAAACTCTGATATTCGCTGCCGTCTTCGCGAGCACGCTCGCCAATCATTGTCTGAAAGCTTTGAGCAGATCGATATGGACGACTTCGGCATCGTGATCAACAAGGCCATACAGGCAGCATGCCTGCTCAAGCTGGGCAACCTCTTCGCCAACCGCGAGGAAGTGGTGATCGGCACGATTGCCGCGGAGCTGCCGCTGGCCTCCAAGTCGCTGCTTATGCCATACCGCATCGGGATGGGCGTGTAATGCGTGCCGGTCGACTTCGTCATCGCATCACGTTCCAGGCGTTGGGCAGACTGCAGGACCCTAAAACCGGTGAAGAGCTGGAGAGCTGGCAAACGGTTTGGGACAAGGTGCCCGCAGCGGTCGAGCCGCTGAGCGCCAGGGATTTTATTGCTGCGCAGGCCAGCCAGTCAGAGGCGACCGCGAGGATGGTTATCCGCTACCGAGTTGGCGTGCTGCCAACGATGCGAATCCTTTACCGGGGTGATGTCTACGACATAAAAGGCCCGCCGCTGCCCGATCCCGATTCAGGTCTGGACTATCTCACCATCTTGGTGGCCAAGGGGGTCAACGATGGCTGACTCAGTGGATTTTCAGCTCGCGGGAATTGACTCTCTCGTTGGCAAGCTCGAATCGATCACTCAGGACATGAAGCGCAAAGGCGGTCGGTCGGCGCTACGTAAGGCTGCCCAGCTGGTGGCAAACAAGATGAAAGAAGGCGCTCAGCGGATAGACGACCCTGAAACAGGCCGATCCATTGCGGACAACGTCGCGCTTCGCTGGAACGGGAAATTGTTCAAGTCGAGCGGGGACCTGGGTTTCCGGGTTGGTGTTCTGCAAGGCGCTGTCCTCAAGAAGGGCGGCGACAAATCTGCGAACGCTGCGACGCCTCATTGGCGGCTGATCGAATTCGGTACTTCCAAAATGCGCGCGGATCCATTCGCGCGAAAAGCCTTGGCCGACAACATAGCCGAGGCAACCAATACATTCATCACTGAATACGAGAAGGCCATTGACCGCGCGATTAAACGAGCGGCCAAGGCTTCAGGGGGGGCGTGATGTCGTATGCACCCATATTCGCCGTATGCGCTGCTGACGAAGGGGTAACGGCACTACTGGGCGTCAGCCCCACCAGGCTCTATCCGTTCGATGATGCGCCCGAAGGCGTGGCGAAGCCGTATGCAGTCTGGCAGGTCATCACCGGCAGTCCAGAAAACTACCTCGCAGGCCGCCCAGATATCGATGGGTTCACGTTGCAGGTTGATGTCTATGCCGCCACAGGCGCCCAGGCAAGGGCAGTGACTGACGCAATCAGTCACGCCATTGAGCTCAAAGCGTATGTGGTGCGCTGGGGCGGCGAGAGCAAAGACACCGAAACAAAGCTGTACCGGTCGAGCTTCGATATCGACTGGCTTGTGCTCAGATAGCCGAAACCCATTCATCCGGCCCGCAATGTGCGGGCTTTTTTATGTCCGACATTTGGAGAAAGCCATGTCGATTCTTACCCAAGGTACTCAGGTTTTCGCACTGGTGCCTTCCGCTACCAATCCGGCGGTTCTCGAAATCCTCGAGATCGAATGCGCCACCGCATTCAGCCCGGGCGGTAACCCAGCCGATCAGATCGAAGTCACATGCCTGAGCGATAAAGTGCGACGCTACATGCGCGGCCTTCGCACTCCGGGTCAAGCTTCCCTGACCCTGAACGCTGATCCTCGCAGCGCATCGCACGTTCGTCTTCATCAGATTTCCGAAGACGACACCATCGAGAGCGTGGCATGGGCTGTTGGTTGGGCTGACGGGACGGCTGCTCCGAAACTGAACGCTGCCGGTGACGACTTTGAGCTGCCGACCAGTCGGACATGGTTCATCTTCGATGGCTACGTTTCTGACTTCCCGTTCGACTTCGCAGCCAACACTGTGGTGACTACGGCCGCCACCATCCAGCGTTCGGGCGGCTCCGCCTGGGTCCGCAAGACAGCCAGCGCATAAGGGATTTCCATGAAACTCAGCCTTGAAAGCTTGAGGGGCGTCGGCGCATTTACCGGCCGCCCAGTCGAGAAAGAAATCAAATGGCAGCAGGGCGGTGAAGAGATCTTCGCCACGGTGTACGTCAGGCCGCTGGGGTTTCAAACGGCGATCAACGATGTGCTTTCCGCAGCCGGCAGGCTTGAGGTTCATGCCGGCCGGATCGCCGCCAGCATCTGCAACGAAGAGGGCAAGCCTGTCTTCACCGTAGATGACATCACCGGTGACGCTGATCCAGAGCGCGGCGCGCTGGACGGCAACCTGACAATGGCACTGATGAAAGCCATTGCCGAGGTCAACAACCTGGGAAAGACGAAGCCCTCTCCGACGACGAAGAGTTCTGGCACGAGCTCGTCCTCGCCGGCATCGGCGGGCGTACGATCGCGGAAGCCAAGGAAAACCTCAGCCTGATCGAGTTTAGGTCTTGGCTAAAGTACCGGTCGCTACGTGGCTCTCTGAACATCGGCATGCGGGTGGAACGCGGATCGGCATTGCTCGCCATGATGTACGCAAACGTGAATTACAAGGACGGTCCGTACAAGATGTTCGACTTCATGCCGCATGAGGCTGAGCAACCCATCAGTCTCGAGCAGGCTATGGAAAGCTGGGCATAGGCTTTGTCGGAATGTTGCGTACTGATACTCTGTGCCTCACTGACCAAGAGGGATCACGTATGCGCAGGACGGCGATAATGTTTATTTCAGCTTTGGCTCTATCCGGTTGCGGACAGCCAAAGCTCGATGGAAGCTCAGACGAAGCTCTTCAAAAGTCGATTACAAAAGTTTCAGAAAGTCTGTCTGGAGAAAAAAAGGAGCAATTTAAAAGTGATGTGCAATTAGTTGCATTAAGCCAGCTGGACCTCGGTCGCATGCTTAAAGGCGAAACTAATGCTACGACAGCAAGAATGAATATGCTGTCCGTATTGGATGGGAAAACCGCTGATGAGGTCGCTGCGGAAGCGAGGCGTATAACTGAAGAGCGTGAGGCTAGGGAACGCACGCAAGCGGTTGCAGAAATAAACGATCTGACAGAGAAAAATAAAAATTCGGAAGCGGCGAAATCGCAGCTTGCAAAGTTTACAGTCGTGAAGTCTCGTTTTTATCTGCAAGAAGAAAAGTATTCGTATAAGCCGAAGCCTTATATAGAGCTTACAGTCAGAAATGGTACTGATAAGGCCATTTCGCGAGCTTATTTCAAGGGTACGATTGCTTCGCCAGGTAGGTCGGTTCCATGGTACGTAGATGATTTTAACTACGAGATCAGCGGAGGCCTGGAGCCCGGCGAAACTGCTGATTGGGTGCTAGCTCCTAACATGTTCAGCGACTGGGCCAAGGTGAGAGCGACTGATGATGCTGTGTTTACAGTTGAAGTCACCCGGCTTGACGGGGCAGACAAAAAAGCTTTGTACGATGCCACAGGGTTGACTGAGCGCGAACAGAAAAGACTACAAGAGCTTAAAACCAAATATGCTGGGGGCTGACTCCATCATTTAAGAAACCCGCTCCGGCGGGTTTTTTTTCGTCTGGAGATAATTGAATGAGCAAATCACTGGGCACGCTTACACTGGATTTGGTGGCCAGGATTGGATCGTTCACCGGACCACTGGACCGGGCTAGTCAAGAGGCCAAGAAGCGCAACGCGGAAATCGCCAAATCCTTTGAAAGCCTGGCCAAAGGCGTGGGGGTTGCCATCGCTGGCGTCCCTGCAGCTCTGACAGGGCTGGTTGCCTACACCGCCGGCAGCGCTAAGGAAATCTCTAACCTTGCAGCGCTGGCCGGTCTCGGAACAACCGAATTCCAGAAGTACGCTGCGGGCGCGAAAACCGTTGGCGTTGAGCAGGACAAACTCGCGGACATCTTCAAGGATACCAACGACAAGCTGGGCGACTTCTTCAACACCGGCGGCGGCGAGTTGAAAGACTTCTTTGAGGTCATCGCGCCGAAGGTTGGCGTGACAGCGGAGAGTTTCAAAAAGCTGAATAGTGCCGAAGCACTTCAACTTTATGTATCCAGTCTAGAAAAGGCCAATGTCTCGCAGGCGGAAATGACTTTCTATATGGAAGGTATTGCCGACGAGGCTAGTGCGCTCGTTCCTTTGTTGCGGAACGGTGGAAAGCAATTCAAGGATCTCGGTGAGGCGGCAGAGTCCGCTGGCGCTATCCTCAGCGTTCAAACTATAGCCATCTCGAAAGAGTTCTCCAGCGAGCTCGCTGGGCTAATCCAGAACCTGCAGGGTGCAAAAAATAAGATAGCTGATGACTTCATGCCCGTGGTTCAGCAGATGACCAAGGATCTTAATGACTCTGTTAAGGCGGGCGGGGGTGTGACGAAGGTTGTGGGCGAAATTGGTGAGTCAATGGTGACCGCCACAGCGTTCGTTATCAGCGCAGGCGACGGCGTTGTCCGAGTTTTTAAAATCGTATCTGACACGCTGATAGGGATGTTCTCGACTGCTGTGGGATACATTCAAAGGCTCGACTCTTCCGGGCAGGCAGCCCTTTCGCAATCAGCTTTGGTGATGTCTCTAAGGAATTCGCAACTCAGCTTTGGTGATGTCTCTAAGGAATTCGCGGCCAATGCCAAAGAGATGGAAGAGGCAGCCAGGATAAGCTTTGGTGTTGCCGCACAGGCTGCGTCAGGGCTTAAGGAGACGATAGAGGCTCCAATGGCAGGAGAGGCGATTAAAAAGTACATCTCCGATGCTCGAGGTGCTGCAGCCGAGTACCAGCGGCTGTTCGGCGGCACCGGTTTTAGTAATGAGGGTGGCAAAGGCAGCAATGTAGATCGTAAAGCTTTGGATGCGGCTAAGCAGGCTGCAAAAGACGCTGCGGCTGCAGCGAAGAAACTGAGCGATACCTTCAAGGGTTCAGAGACCGACCTGCAGCGCCAGATCGCGCTGATCAATACCAGCGCGGATGCGCAGAAAAACGCCACGGAAGTGGACAAGATCCGATTCGAAGTTGCATCGGGCAAGCTCGTCGGGATCAACGCTGTTCAGCAGAAGCGCCTCGAGGGCCTGGCGTCAGAGCTGGATGCTCTCCAAAAACTCAAGGTTGCGAACGAGGAAGAGGCCAAGGCCGTCAGCTTCCTTGCGACCCTCAAGGATGATAACGCTGCCACTCGCGGCGGCTTCGATATGGAGCTTGCTGGCGCAGGGATGGGCGACAAGGCCCGGGACCGCCTGAAGCAGGATATGGCCATTCAGGAGGATTACGCGCGCAAGGCTGCGGACCTCCAGGCGCAGCGCAACTCCGGCGATATCAGCGCCGAGCTGTACGCCAAAGAGACAGGCATGCTCTCCGAGGCGCTGGCCGAACGAATGGTCATCCAGCAGGATTATTACAATCGGATTGACGAGGCCCAGTCCAACTGGATGGCGGGCGTGAGTGATGCCTGGCAGAACTACGTTGATGCGGCCGAAGACTACTCGGCGATCGCGGCCGATTTCGTCTCCGGCAGCCTGAATGATTTGACCGGCGGCCTGGGCAACGTTTTCTCCGACGTGGTCACCGGTGCAAAGGACGCTGGAGACGCTATCGCTGACTTCGCGGGGAACATGGCGAAGTCGGTTATCAACGCTCTTAGCGACATGGCAGCGCAGTGGCTGGTATATCAAGGCATTCAACTGCTCGTTGGTAAAAGCGGGCAATCGGCGGCGGCCACCGGCTTGATCGCCAACGCGCAGGCAGCGTCTGCGCAGGCAGCGCTGAACGCTTACGCATCGACTGCCGGTATTCCGCTGATCGGTCCAGCTGCTGCGCCGGCCGCCGCACTCGCCGCTGCTGCTGCAACTGCGCCAATGGTCGCCGCCGTATCCGCATCTGCACTCGCCGGTATGGCCCACAACGGTATGGACAACATCCCGAAGGAAGGAACCTGGCTGCTCGATGGCGGAGAGCGCGTGCTCAACCCGAACCAAAACCGCGACCTGACGAAGTACTTGGCTGATAAGGCCGGGAGTGGTACTGGCGGTGCGCCGTCTTTCACCATCAACGCGCCTGTCACTGTCGAGGCCCAGCCCGGCATGAGCGCTGCGGAAGCGGCAAGTCAGGGCAAGGCAATAGGCGACAGTGCTGCGGCGCAGATCCGCCAAGTGCTCCAGCAAGAAATGAGGCAGGGCGGCCTGCTCTGGAGACGCGCGTAATGGCTGAGACATTCGATTTTGACGTACAGGTGGGCGCGTCCGGCGATGTGAAGCAACGCACCTGGTCGAACGACTTCGGCGACGGCTACACCCAGGCAGGCGGCGTCGGTATCAACACCAAGTCGCAGGCGTGGGACGTGACGGTAACCGGACGGTTCGGCGTGGGCCAAAAGCTCCAGCAGGTCCAGGACTTTCTAGACCGGCATGAGGGGTTCAAGTCATTCCTCTGGACGCCGCCGGGCAGCGGGCAGGGCCGGTACACCGCCAATGGCTACAAGTTGTCGACCCTCGGCAACGGCCTGCACTCGCTGTCCACGAACTTCAAGCAAACATTCAAACCATAAAGCAACATGATGCGGCAGAGTCGCAGGAGAAGTGTATGAGTGACGATGAGAAAAATATTACCCAGAAATTAGAAGATCTGAAAAGAGAGCTTCAAGATCTGAAGGCCCAACTCAATCAAGAGTCAGGCCAAAGGGCCTCGGCAGATGAAGTGCTTTCATCTCGAATTCACATGCTTTCAGCCGGTGCTCGTTAGCAGGTATGTTCTTTCGCAGCCTCTTGCTTGGCAAGTTGTTCAATTTGAGAGATGGTCAAGTTATTGATTGGAGTGGTCGGGGTTACCCAGATTTGTGTTTGAGTGCCTGACGCGTTGCTCTTTAGTGAAACCAAAAGACGGCCATCTTCTGAGATGCCTACGTTTGTGATTTGAAAAGACATTTGACCTCCAGGTCATAAGCGCGCCGAAGTTGACGCATCCCCAGTCCGTGGGCTTACAGGCAACGGACCGAGGCGGTTCGTTGGAGGCGTAACGCTACTACGTGAGCTGATGACTGCGTTACTGGCCTTTTGTCCACGCTGTACAATCAATCAGCTCCTTTTAAACCTGACCCCGCCAAGTGCGGGGTTTTTCTTTTGGTAACCACCATGATTTACAGCGCGGACATCCAGAAACTGGAGCCCGGTAACCAGATTCGTCTGTACGAACTGGATGCCACGCGGCTTGGGGCAACGCTCTGGCGCTTCCACGGGCATGAGCATGAGGGCGACATCATCTGGCAGGGCCAGTTGTATTCGCCTATTCAGATCGAGGTCACCGGCTTAGATATCCGTGGTGATGGCCGCCCAGCCACACCCAAGCTCAGGCTGGCCAACGAACTGTCGGGTATTCCGCGAGCAGTGTCAGCGCTTTGCCTTCAGTTCAAAGACCTCGCTGGCGCGGACTTCAAGGTGATCGAAACCTTCAAGCACTTTCTGGATGCCGCGAACTTCGACGGCGGCAATCCGGATGCTGCTGATCAGAGCCGCACCAGCCTGTGGAGAATCGAGCAGAAGACCGAAGAGAACTTTTCGGCGGTCGGCTTCGAGCTTTCCAGCCCCATCGACATGGAAGGCCAGCAGCTGCCGTCCCAGCAGATCACTAAGTTGTGCCGCTGGGCGATGCGCGGCCAGTACCGGCAGGAGGCTTGCGCCTACACAGGCACCGCGTATTTCGACAAGAAGAACGAACCCACCGACAACCCTGCGCTTGACCGCTGCGGGGGCTGGTGGAGCAGCTGCAAGTTGCGCGGCAATACCCGCCGGTTCGGCGGCTCAATGGGCGCAAGCCTGATCGCCAAGGGATAACCATGCGAATCAATCAAAAGCTTCAGGACGCCATGCGGGCGCACGCCGAGCAGTCACACCCGGCCGAGGCCTGTGGGCTTCTGATCAAGACCGAGGCAGGTCGTGAGTACGTACCGTGCGGCAACGTGGCCACCAACCCGCTGCAGCACTTCCTGATCGACAAGCACGACGCTGCGGCGGCAGAAGACAGGGGCGAGGTGCTGGCCATCGTGCACAGCCACCCGGACCGCGCCGCAACACCGAGCATGACCGATCTGGTCAGCTGCGAGCTGCATGAATTGCCTTGGGCGATTGTGGGCTGGCCTGGCGGTGACATTCAGTGGTTCAAGCCGAGCGGCTTCCAAGCCCCTTTGCTGGGCCGGGACTTCTCGCATGGCCTGCTCGATTGCTGGTCGGCCTGCCGCGACTGGTACGCGCGCGAGGCCTCACTGTCGCTGCCGAACTTCGAACGCAAGGAACTGTGGTGGGAAGATCCGGACAGCCCCAGCCATTACGAAGAGAACTACGAGGCCTGCGGCTTCGTCCGGGTCGAACAGCCCCAGCGCGGCGACCTGCTGGTGTTTCAGATCCCGACCGTGGGCAGGCCTTGTCACTTCCCGAACCACGCCGCGATCTACCTCGGGGCCGATGCCAGCCTGCACAGCGAGGGCGCGCCGGCACTGGGCGGGTCTGGTCCGTTCATCTATCACCACATGCCCGGTCGCCTGGCTGCCCGTGAGGTCTACGGCTGGTCGATGGCCAACCGCGTGAAACTGATCCTGCGCCACAAGGAATACACCCCATGACCATGCGCACCATCGTGCTCTACGGCGTTCTGCGCAAGCATTTCGGCCGGGAGTACCGCATCGATGTACACAGCGTGCGCGATGCCGTGAATGCCCTTTGCGCGATGAAGCCTGGCTTCGAGAAGTTTCTGCGGAGCGGTGAAGAGCGTGGCTTGGTGTTCAGCGTCTTCTGCGGCAAGCGCAACGCCGGCGAGGCCGAGTTCGATATGCAGGGTAGCGACAACACCGATATCCGCATCGTGCCGCTGATCCAAGGCAGCAAGCAGGCTGGCCTGTTCCAGGTGGTGCTGGGCGTCGCGCTGGTTGTGGGCGGCCTTGTCTCCGGCGGTACGAGTACAGCGCTCGGCCTCGGCCTGCTCGGTGCGGGTGCGGCGACAGGTCTTGGCGGCGTGGTGCAGATGCTTTCGCCGACGACGACCGCCAGCGTCGGCAGCAACAACGACGATGGAAACAACCCCAGCTATGGCTTTGGGGGCGCGGTGACCACCGTTGCCCAGGGCAACCCCTATCCCGTGCTCTACGGCGAACGAGAGATCGGCGGTGCCGTCGAGTCGGGCGGGATTTACACACAAGATCAGATTTGATCATCAGGTAACACCAGACCCGCTTCGGCGGGTTTTCTTTTTTCTGGGGGCGGTATGGGAAGTGCGGTAGCAGCGCGAAGCATTCGCGGGAGCAAGGGCGGCGAGGCCACGCAGAAGCAGCCGACGATTGCGTTAAACAGCACAGCCTCCATCGCCACCGCGCGCATCGTCTACCTGTGGAGCTGGGGGCCGATCGTTGGCCCAGTGGACGGCCTGCGCTCGGTGAAGCTCGACGGTACTCCGTTGGTGGCCGAGGACGGGACGGTCAACTTCCCAGGCGTGAAATGGCAGTTCCGCAATGGCGAGCTGAACCAGCAGCGTCTTGAGGGCATTGCCGAGTCCAGCAACGAAGTCGACGTAAACCAGCAGCTGCTCAGCACCACGCCCTACCTGCGTACCGTGAATAACCCGGTGCTGGATGCGCTGCGCATCCGGCTCAGCTGGCCACAACTCCAGTCGCAGGACCAGGCCGGCAACATCAACGGCGTGCGAATCGATTACGCGATCGACCTGGCCACTGATGGCGGGCCGTTCGTTCAGATACTGGCGGACTACGTAGACCGCAAGAACGTCACCAAGTACGAACGCAGTCACCGCATCAACCTGCCTGCGGGCAGCCGCTGGACTATGCGCGTGCGCCGGATCACGCCCGAGGCCAACAGCTCGCTGATTCAGGACAGCATGTTTATCGAGGCGGTCGCCGAGGTCGTAGACAGCGATCAGGAGTTTCCGCTCACCGCCGTAGGCTGTGTTGAATATGACGCCCAGCAGTTCGGCGGCGATATCGCCAAGATTGCAGTGCTGATGCGCGGGCGCATCGTGCGTGTGCCGACCAACTACGACCCGGAGACGCGGACCTATGCAGCGTCCGGCGCGGGTACCAGCAACGGGATATGGGACGGTACGTTCAAAGAGGCCTACACGAATAACCCGGCCTGGGTGTGCTACGACATTGCGCTGAACCCGTATTACGGCCTCGGACACCGGATCGATGCCACGATGGTGGACCGCTGGAACCTGTACCGCATTGCGCAGTATTGCGACCAGATGGTGCCAAACGGCATGGGTGGTATGCACCCTCGGATGACTTGCAATATCTACTTGCAAAAGCAGGCAGATGCCTACGCGGTGCTGCAGGACCTGTCGGCCATCTTCCACGGCATGAGCACCTGGGATGGCAGTCAGATCACGTTCAACGCCGACATGCCCGGCGACCCGGTCTACACCTACAACCCGTCGCAGATCCTGAACAATGGTGAAATCCAGTATTCGGGCACCAGGGCGCGCGACCGCCACAACCTGGCAATGGTGACGTGGGACAACCCGGACCAGAGTTTTACGACGGACAAAGAGCCGGTATTTGATGACGTGGCGATGGCCGAATCTGGATCGGTCAACGAACTGTCGGTGGACGCCTACGGCTGCACTTCACTCGGGCAGGCGCAGCGCGCTGGCCAGTACGCGCTGATCACCGAACAGACGCAGACAAGGCCCGCGACCTTCCGAGTTGGCCTGGACGGCGGCGTTCCGAAGACAGGGCAAATCATTGCCGTGGCTGACCCCATGCTGGCCGGTCGTGCTAACGGCGGTCGGATCAGCGCGGTGGCGGGGCGCGTCATCACCGTTGATCGCGACATCGATCTTTCCACCGGTGCCAAGCTGCGGGTGAACTTGCCGAGCGGGAAGACGGAGGCACGGGTTATCACCTCGCTTACCGGTCGGCGGGTGACTGTTGCAGCCAGCTTCAGCGAAGTGCCAGAAGCCGAATGCGGTTGGATACTCGAATACGACGACCTGAAAACCATGCAGTTTCTGGTGCGCAACATCACGCGCCCGGAATGGCACCAGTACCAGCTTGAATGCATCCAGCACGAACCGAGCAAGTTTGACGCTATCGACTTCGGCGCCGTCGTGGACATCCGCCCAATCAGCAGCATTCCAGTGGGCGTGCAGGCTGCGCCGGGCGCAGTGTTCGTGACACAGCACGTTGTGATCGAGCAGGGCATCGCGGTTACCAACATGACCATCAGCTGGGACGCTGCGCCAGGCGCGGTTGCATACGACGTGGAATGGCGCTGGGGCTCGCGCGAGTGGGTCAAGGTGCCGCGCACTGGCGAGCAGTCGGTGGATGTGCCGGGTATCTACTCCGGCCAGTACATGGCCAGGGTGCGCGCTGTCAGCGCCTTGAACGTCTCGTCCTTGCCGGCCACGTCGCTGCTGACGAACTTGCAGGGAAAGACCAGCTTGCCACCTGCCGTTACGTCGCTGACTGCCGCGTCGCTGATCTTCGGCATCAAACTGAAATGGACTTTCCCACCAGGCGCAGAGGACACACAGCGAACAGAAATCTGGTACGGGCCGACGACCGACTTGGCCAAGGCTACGAAGCTCAGCGACCTGGCCTACCCGCAGTCGGAACACGTCATGCAGGGGCTGCTGGCGGGGGTGACGTTCTTCTTCTGGGCGCGGCTTGTGGATCGGACCGGCAATGTGGGTCCGTGGTATCCGACCGGCGTGGGCGTCATGGGGCAGACCAGCAGTGATGCTGGAGCGATCCTTGAAATGATTGCCGGGCAGATCACGGAAACCGAACTCGGCCAGAAGCTGCTGGAAAAGATCGAGCTGATCGAGCAGCTGCAGGATCAGGTCAATGCGCTTGACGGGCTCAAGGCCTACAACCCAGACGATACCTATGAAAAAGGTCAGTTGGTGGTGGGTGATGGCCGGATCTACCAGGCTGAAAAGGCGGTGCCCAAAGGAACGCCGCCGCCGAATGCGGACTACTGGGAGGACGTGGGCAACCTGCTGGAGACGGCAAACGGGTTTGCTGCCCAGATATCCGCCAACACCACCGACATCTCCGAGCTCAACGGCGTGGTTACCGCCCAGGCATCGAGCATGCAGGCGTTGCAGGCCGCGTACAGGGACGATGACGGGGAGGGTGAACTCGCGGATGCGCTGAAGGGATACAGCAGCACTGCCAGCATTGTGGCCGAGTCCAAAGTCCGGGCAAGCGAGAATGAAGCAACGGCACGCACGGTCACCCAGCTGACAGCCACGGTCAGCACCAGCAGCGCACAGATAACTGATTTGCGCGAGGTGATGACTACCAATCAGGCGGCTACAGCAACGGCCATCACGCAGCTCACAACGAAGGTCGGCGATAACTCGGCGGCCATCCAGTCAGAGGCAAACGCTCGTTCGACTGCTGACGGCGCTCTGTCGAGCAAGCTAGATCAGGTGCAAGCCACGGCAAATGGTGCCAGCGCTGCGGTTCAGACTGTCAGCTCGGCGCAGGCAACCACTGACGGCAAGCTGGCGGCAATGTACACCGTCAAGCTGCAGGTGAACTCTAACGGCCAGTACGTCATGGCGGCGATAGGCGCAGGCATTGAGAACGTTGGCGGGGTGCTGCAGAGCCAGATCCTTATGTCTGCCGACCGGTTCGCACTGGTGAACACGCTGGCTGGCGGAGCGATATCGACGCCGTTCGTTGCCCAGAATGGGCAATTGTTCCTCGGTCCGACCTTCATCATGGACGGCACGATCACCAACGCGAAAATCGGTAGCTTCATCAGCTCCACCGACTACGTAGCCGGGCAGCGTGGATGGATCTTGCGCAAGGACGGGACGCTCGAGATCAACGGATCAGGCGCTGCAGGCGGCAGGCTGGTGGTTACCAACCGATCAGTGCGCGTGTACGACACCAACAACAACAAGCGCGTACAGCTTGGAGATCTCAGCGAATGAGCTACGGAATGATGGTATGGGGCGCAGATGGTGCGCTCCAGCTGGATGAGAATTCGTTCACGATCCGGATTGTGCTGTCGACGCTCGTTACCTTCTCCGGCACCACAAAGACCAGCCAGGACTTTGCTGTGCCGGGTGTCGGGCCGGGTAACGGTGTTGCAATCGTGATACCGGCTGGCGCTTACGACAGCAATCAGAGGCAGCACGAAACGGAACTCGTTGACGGTACCGCCAGGGTTTACAACCACACAAGAACTTACGGCTCAAGCACGGTTTCAACCGGCACCATGCGGCTGCTTGTCATGAGGTTTTCATAATGGCGGAAGCATATGGCCTGGAGTTTTCCAACAACAGCAATGTGGTAGTTCTCGATTCGCAATACGCGCGCCTGATGGTGATTGCTTCAGGTCGCTATCAGCCCACCGAGGAAAGCGGGCTTGGCTCAACCACCTACTTTCCTCGGCCTGTTACTTCACAAGAGCCGCCCCTAGTGTTTGTGCGCCCTGACACCGTTAACGCGGTTGCAGGCCTTTGCATGATGCGCCTTATCGGATCGGCCGGTAACTGGACGGGGTTCTATGTGCGGGCGTATGACGTGAACACCGCTCAACCCAATGGCCGCTATTTCGTCGCTCAGTTCGCCGCCCAGCCTGTGGCTGACTTCGGGATGCGGCTATGGGATGGCGCGACCAACTTGCTGTTTGATTCTGGTACTTCAAGTGCGAACTTCAGTCGCTCGTTCCAATCGTGGACCTATGAGAGGTTTGATTACACCAGCCAGAATCTTGTCAGGTGTTATTACTCGGTACCGTTTAACTTCCCTGAGAATGAATATCTATTGATTAATTCGTTCGGCATGGGACTGAACTCGGGTAGTGCCATATCGCGGGCACTGTATTGCTGGTGGGACTTTCCGAACAGCAAGCTTTACGCGATCACTATTGCATCCGCCAACCCAATAGCATTTTTTCTACCGGCAGTCTTCGCAAAGATGAATGTCTGAAACCCATTTAGTGAGTAAAGAGTATGCCTTGGTATAAAGCTGGGACGGTTTCCGTCACCCAAAATTCGAACGCGGTGATCGGCAACAATACTGCGTTCATTTCAAACGGCCGAGTGGGGGATGGAATTCGCTTGCCCGATGGCGGCTGGTACGAGGTGACCAACATCGCCAGCGATACAGCGATCTCGATATCCCCAAACTATCAGGGCGCGTCGAACAACGCAGGCGGTTATGCACTCGCCCCTCTGCAGGGCTACGTCAAAGAATCAGCGGATGCTCTGCGGGCGCTTGTGAACAAGTTCGGTACGCAGCTGGCCGCACTCGGCACCACTGGTAACTACGACATTCTCCCGGTGATAAAGGGTGGTACTGGCCGCTCGGACGGGCGCGTTCTTTTTTCTGAGATAGGGGTTCAGCAGGCTGCCGCGCTGTATAACACGCAAGGCATGTATATGGGATGGAACTCTGGCTCTCAGGGCGAGGGCCATTTTGTCGTAAACCGTGGTGGGGGGGCCGGCGGGTTCACCTGGCGATCAGTCAATGCCGGGAATACGGCCACCGGCCCTAGCATGACCTACAGCTGGGACGGGCTGCTGACAGTTTCATCGTTGTCCGTAACTGCTGCGCCTATTGGCATCGCATCCGGCGGTACGGGCGGCAACAGTCAGGCCACGGCACGAAAAGCTCTTGGTATAGGCAACGATCAAGCTCCCACCTTCGGTGGACTCGAGCTCAGCAACATCAGTCCTTATATTGACTTCCACTATAACAACACCGCAGCGGACTATGACGTCAGGCTGATTAACCAATCAGCGGGCGTGCTGACACTGCAGGGAGCGATGCAGGTCACGGGAAGGCTTGAGTCGGCAGGCACCTGGTGCAGGGCAGGGCTGAGCGCCGGTCGTGGCGGCACTGTTTACAACTACAACTGGACCGGCTCTAACGTCGATGTCTGGATCGACAATACCTACGTCGGGACCATGACGCTGTTCGGGTCTGACTACCGGTTCAAGAAGTACATCACCGATGCGAAAGTGCCGTCTTACCGTGATCGCATCAACGCTTACAGAATCGTCACCTACCAGCGCAAGGTGTTCGGCGCGGTGTTTCGTGGCGATGGAACCACCTATCAAGGCTTGATTGCGCATGAGGCGCAGGCGGTAAATCCCTTGGCTGTGACCGGCGAGAAGGACGGCGTCGACGAAAATGGCAACGCACGCATTCAGCAGCTGGACCCGATGGCCTTGATCACCGATCTAATGGGTGCTGTCAAAGAGCTGCACTCAGAATCGGTAGAGCTGCGTGCCGAACTGGCCGCGCTAAAGGCTGCTGCACAGCCAGCGGCCGAACCTGCCGCCGCGTAAAGCCTGCACAGCGACACCCGCACCCCGCCATCGAGCGGGTATTTTTTTGCCTGGAGAAACACCGATGCCGATCACCACGCAGCAACTACTGCAGATACTCCCGAACGCCGGCCAGAAAGCCGGCGTTTTTGCACCCGTCCTCAACACGGCGATGAGCAAGTACCAGATCGTGACGCCGCTGCGCATCGCAGCTTTCATCGCCCAGGTCGGTCATGAGTCCGGTCAGCTGCGTTACGTGCGCGAGCTGGGTGGTAGCGCCTACCTGTCGAAGTACGACACCGGCAAGCTGGCGGAGCGCCTTGGCAACACACCCGAGGCCGATGGCGACGGCCAGTTGTATCGCGGGCGGGGCCTGATCCAAGTGACGGGGCGTGCCAACTACGAGGAATGCGGCGAAGCGCTGGGCCTGGACCTGATCAACCATCCCGAATTGCTCGAGCTGCCGCAGCACGCTGCGATGTCGGCGGCGTGGTTCTGGCACCGGGCGGCGCTCAATACGCTGGCCGACAAGGGAGACTTCCTGACCATCACAAGGCGGATCAACGGGGGCACGAACGGCTTGGCAGATCGGCAGGCGCTTTATGCGCGGGCGCTTGAGGTGCTGGCGTGAAGGCCCTGCCGTGGAAGGCAGTCGGCCTGCTGCTGATCCTGCTGGCGCTGGGCGGTGCGTTGTACGGGGCATACCGGCACGGCGTGACCGTCACCGATCTTGCCTGGAAGGCGAAGTGGGCTGAGCAAGTCAGCGCCCAATCCGAAGCGGTGGCCACCACGACCACCGAGTACCGAACCGAAGAGCAACGCCGCCAGAAAGCGGCCAACCAGGTGGCAAACGATGCAAGACAAAACCAGACCGCTGCGATTACTGATGGCTCTGTCGATGATGCTTCTGGTGAGCTCATGCGCATCGAAGCCGGAAAAATGGCAGCAACAGCAAGTTGCGTGCCCAGCGATACCGGAGCTTCCGAGCGAGGCAAGGCAGCCACCCGCGCCGCAATGGTGCTCTCCGACTTGCTCGGCAGGGCTGACGCGCGAGCGCGAGAGCTGGCTAAGGCTTATGACCAGTCCCGAATAGCAGGGCAGGCGTGTAACCGCTTTGTCGATGAGCTATCCAGTACCACCAATTCAGCCAGGCCGTAGGCCGCCGGGGAAGCACTGTGCAGACAGCAACGAAGCAAGAAACCTACGACCGTACGATGAAAGTGACGTTGGCAGTGAAGGCGAACGGCGGGTCGGTGACGGTCCAGATCCAGGCCGGTGATAACTGGATAACCACCGACACGCTCTGGAAAGACGGTGGCTATCAGCTGAGCATTCCGCCCGCGACGATCCGCTACGTGCCCGCTGCTGGCGCTGCATTTGAGGTCTACGCATGAGCCTTCTGGTCAACCCAATCCCACCTCGCCAACCGATCCGGCGCGGCCTGGGTCTGCTCGGCGATAGCTTCTCGGGCAACTGCCACACCATCGCGGCGACGGCGTTTGGCACCGAGGCCTATGGCTATGCGGGCTGGATCGCGGCGCGTACCGGCCTGTTCCCTAGCTACGTCGACAACCAGGGCAAGCTCGGGGACCACACCGGGCAGTTTCTGGCCAGGCTTCCGGCCTGCATTGCATCATCCACTGCCGACCTGTGGCTGCTGCTGTCACGCACCAACGACAGCACCACGGCAGGTATGAGCCTGGCCGACACGAAAGCCAATGTGATGAAGGTCGTCACCGCGTTCCTGAACACGCCCGGTAAGTACCTGATCGTCGGCACTGGTACGCCGCGCTTCGGTAGCAGGGCTCTGACCGGGCAGGCACTGGCCGATGCGATCGCCTACAAAGACTGGGTGTTGAACTATGTCAGCCAGTTCGTGCCGGTCGTGAACATCTGGGACGGCTTCACCGAAGCGATGACAGTCGAGGGCCTGCATCCCAACATCCTGGGCGCCGAGTTCATCAGTTCGCGGGTGGTGCCGATCATCACCGCCAACTTCGAATTCCCCGGCATCCCGTTGCCCACTGACGCTGGCGACGTTTACTCGGCCATCCGCCCGTTCGGTTGCCTCAATGCCAACCCTCTGCTGGCGGGCACTGGCGGTGCGCTACCGGCTGGCGTGAATGCTGTGGCCGGGTCGGTGCTGGCGGACGGCTACAAAGCCGTTGGCTCTGGCCTGACCGGGATCACCACGCGTTGGTACAAGGAGCCTGCCGCCTATGGTGAGGCGCAGTGCATCGAGCTGCGTGGCAACATGGCGGCGGCGGGCGGCTACATCTACATGCAGCCCACGGCCAACGTGGTACAGACCAACCTGGCGGCCGGCGACGTTATCGAAATGGTGTCGGCGGCGGAAATCATGGGGTCGTCGCGCGGCATCCTGGCTTGGGAGGCTGAGTTGACCATCACCAAGACTGTCAGCGGTGCTTCGTCAACGTCTTACTTTCGGTCGATGGACAAGTACCAAGAGCCGTTCACCATGCCGGCCAGCTTTTCCGGGGCATTGGAAACACAGCGCGGCACGATTGACATGAGCGAAACCGTGATCACCTCACGCATGGGCCTGTACCTGGCTGCAGGCGTAACGCAGGACTCGATAGTCAAGGCAGCGCAGTTCGGGATACGCAAGGTGTAGATGGGCGGGGTGGGCGTGCCGCTACTCTGTCGGAACGCCTCTTGGGCGGCTGAGTGACTGCGGCAGCTTGTTCGGGCATTCCGGATCTTCGATAAAGCCTCTTCCATCGCAGTGCGTGCAATCGTCACGCACCGCGAATCCATCCAGGCAGTGAAGGCATCTGATAAATATCGAGTAGCTATGACGCTCCCACAGCGAAACGTAGGCCTTGAAGTCGCCTTGGTCGAGCGCTACCGCTGAAGCATCGACAAGCGCTCGATATTGATCCTCATCACTCAGGCGTTGATAGCTCACGCCGTTGATCTGCCTGGATTGCTCAACCAGCGTCAGCGTCTGGCCGGTTTCGGTATAGATGTAGCGACCCTCAAGCACGCCGTACTTCTTGTAATCCCTCATGATGAGGTCGTTTTTCTCGTCGAGAAAGGCGAAGTGGGCGGCATGGTAGGGCGACTGGTCGGCCTCATGAAGCACGTATCGGGAGTTCAGCAGGCTGCCGACTACGACGCCGCCCTTGTTGTAGGCCAGATAGTCCGACGCCTGATGCCGCCATTCGTGGTTCCCTTCCTCGGTGAAGTGGCAGAAAGCAGCGCTGGCCAGCTCGAAGAGCTCAAAGCGCTCCAACGGATCGACCAACCCGCCAGCCTGCATATCTTCGGCCATACGTGCCAGAAACCGGTAAGTGACCGCAGGGTTCGTCCATTGCCTCCTGTTATTGAGCCTTTTGTGCCATTCGGCCAAGGCTTCTGAGCTGTTGCTCTCGTTCAT